GTCGATTGACTTCCATAAGTTTTTGCTCCATTCAAGTCGCAACACTCCTCTTTACTTGATGAAAAGAGACTCCACCCCGTGCCTATACAAAGTTCCTTACTTTGACCACCTAACTCGTCCTGTCGTGCTCTAATTGCTTCATTGGCAATTCTTAAAGCTTCATCATCTTGCTTTCTTTTGGCTTCTTCCAGTGCCGCCTGTCGTTTCATAGCTATGTCTCTCTGATTTTGAGCAGTTGCCGCTTCAGCTTTCAATGCAGCTTCAGATAATGCTTTTGCAGTTTCATCCATATCATCAAGTAAAACATAATTGGAATTTAAAGGATGAAGATATAAGAAATCAAAATCCATTATTTTCTTTAATCTCTCAAAATTTTTAGATGAATTTGCAAAATCCAATTCCATAAGATTACTATCATTTTCTTTTTGTTCTTGTCCTGTTGTTTTTTGTATATCGAAATAATTTTTTTGATTAAATGGGTGATACTTTATAATTTCTCTTGTTTCACTATCTTCAGCACTTTGTATTCTTGGAATTAAACTTTTATCTTTATCGTTATAACAAAATAAATATCTTTTATTTAATAAATTTAATTTTGTTATAGAATCAGTCCCTTGTTCTAATGTTACATTATCATTGATAGGAGTTGTTATATTCCTAATATAATTCAATGTAGTCAATAAACTTGATGATTTAAAATTATAATAATCACTATCACCGGTCTTGCTTTCATATCCTAAATGAGCTAAATCACTATTTCTTTTAGATGCTGATTCTTTGAGTTTTTCTTCATTACCTTCAATATCGTCCACCCACACATCATCACCGTCCTTATTTTTCACTTTTTTTAATTCTATATCACTTTCAGTTGACCTATCATTTAAATTAATTGCTAATAAAATATAATAATTGGGTGGTTTGCCCTTCGTTATAAGAGATATTTTATTTTGTAATTTTTTTGATGGGTCTACCCACTCTCCGTAATATTTTTTATAATTAGGATCATCTTTTGTATCCCATATGTCCCCTTTGTCTGACCATGGCTTAGGATAATTTTGCACATTTAATTCACGGTCTAGGATTCTTCCATATTGTTTATATTCTTCTGATAACTTAGAACTACTATCAGGCAATGAAGCTACATTTTGTAATGAATTAAAATTTTTCTTTTGTCTTGCGTCTTTTCCTAATTGTCTAAAATATGAGAAAGTGGAATTAAGTGGAGCTAAATATTCATTAGTGCCTTGTAATTGATTTTCAAGATTTTCTAATGTAGCATTTATCATACGACCTTCTCCTCTTAGATCTAAAATATTAGGATGATTAATATCAAAATTATCGGCAAATTTTAAATCCCCTTCAGAATTGTAAAATATTGGTTTTGGGTCTTTTGCATCGTTTGCATATTTATCATTTATTTCTATTAAATAGTTCATTTGTGTAGTAAATGGGTGGTCATTATCATTTACAGACTTACCCAGTACTTCTTGAACTACCGAAAACATTTTTGGTTTATTTTCATTCTGGGTCATAGCATTTTTCCGTTCGGGACGGAAGTCATCGTTTTTGGAAGCATATTCTTCTGCTATTCTTTGTGCTTCTGCACTCTTCGCCTTTTCTTTTCTCACTCTCGATTTGACCCCGGCTCCACCCGATGTTATGGAGTTAAAGTTAGCTCCTTCTTCTATCGCACCCCTATAAATATTTCTAATATATTCTTTCATTTTTTCATCAGATATAACGTCTTCTTTACCTGCTAAATCACATATTATAATATTATGATATTTCATATTTTTGTCCTTTTTAACACCTACTCTTATTTCATAAACTAAATGAGACCTCGAACTTCTATCATTATTATATGTTGCTGAAGTTTTTTTGAATGTATCAACAGCATCATAATGATATTTAAATTTTTTATTCATACTTTTTTGGTTTTCCGTGTCATCACCCTCTTTTTTCTCATATATATTAATATATTGAGGCTGTGTTTGTATTTTTTTAAAGTTATCTTCACTTTCTGTTGTATATCCTAATTTTTTTGAACTCTCCCAATAATTTTTAAATTCACTATCGAATTCACCATCTACTACTTGTTCCCATATATTTTGCCCGGTCTTTTCTACTTTTCGTAATTTTAATAATTTACTCTCTTCCAATCTTATTTTTACTTTTTCTAATTTTTCTTCATTAAATTTGAAATATCTATTTACAGTATCCTGATACAACAATTTTTTCTCTAATATATCCTTAATTGTTTTTCTACATTCCTCTTTTAATAAATGTATATGTTTATATTTATTAGGTTCTGGTATGTCTGTAATTTGTTCTGCACGAACAGTAACTTGTATTTTATGTTGATCTATATCAGTACCATTTTCTAGTGAGAATAAGTTTTTACGAATATGTTTCTTTAACTTATCTCTGAGTTGTAACTGACTCATCTTTAAATTAATAGTCTCATCAAGAGAGAGTCCATCTGGAAGTCCCTCATTCCACTTATCCTCAACTTTTTTCTCGATATTTATCATTGTAATGTATTTTTCCTGGACTATTGGTTTATATTCATCTTTCATCATGGCGATAAATTGTTTAAAGTCTGTTTCTATTAATTTTATTTTATCCCCAAATGTCTCCCCAGTTGTTATATCTGAATCAAGGGGAAGACCTTCTGCAATATGTTCTAAAAATTTTCTTTTTACCTGTTCAATAATTTTTTTACGTGAATCAGTAAAATTATTTTTCCAATTTTCCCCATTACTTCCTTCACCTCCAAAATAATCTGTTTTTTGAAAATAATCTTTTACAAAAGTTATATTTTGTCCATTATTTATTTGTACAGACACCTGATCTTTTAAGTCTTCAAATGTTTTAGATTTGCCATTTTGATACGACCATTCATTTTGAGGTATAGGAGAATCGATACCCTTATCATTAAAATATGCTTCTGTTTCTGACTTGTAATAGGCATCTAAGTTTTTTTCTGCTGCTATATAAGTCTTCAATATATTATTATATTCAGGCTTAGCTTTCAATACATCTATTTGCAATTTTATTCGTTCAAATGCGTTTCTTACATTTTCTTTAAATTGTTGTGACTTGGTATCCACCTGAGACGTGCTGAATATTTCATCGATTGTTCTAACAAGATTATCAACACCAGTGTCTTTGAGTTTGGGTGACAACTGTCTACCATTCATCTTGAGACCTTCTTTATGTATATCTTCTTTTTCAATACGATGCTTTAATTGAATTCGAGCGTCTATTTGATTTGATTTTGGGTCTTTTCCCCATCCATGCATAAATGGAAAATACAATGAAGACTCTTTATCTTGTTTACCTGTAGTATAAAATTGACCCAAGTGTCTTGCTGTTCCTGTTATCCAAGAAGCGCCCAAAATATCAACTCCAGCAGGCTTTTCTGGATTTTCGGATTTTCCCAATTTTTTTAATTCATTCCCATTGAATACTATTTTATAAGGCACCGCATCATATACTTTGTCCATTGTGGCCCCCAAAGCAACTCTACTTTTACCAGCCTCATCTCTTCTTTTAAATAGAATATATGTTTCCGTATCTGCACTGTCATCCAAATTATTTCCATCTCCCAACTGAAAATGCGATGGCTCACCATCCTGTATTTTGTAAAATGGATAATTTTGTAACTTTGCAATTTCCTCATTTATTTTATCGCGTTCCCATGTGTTTTTGTTATCACCTGGTATTATAGCTAACAATGCAGCCTTCGCTTCATTATATGCATTCAATACAGTTTGATAGCCGCCTGCTAAATCAGCAAGCGTAGGTGTTGTCTTAGTAATAGAAAACTGCGAGGAGACTTGTTGTGTATTGTTACAATCAGTAATTATCTTAAATGAATCGTTATTCTGATCTTTTTTTAAAGATATATTTAATTCTATATTATCATTAAATAATTTTATAGGTTGTGCAGTAATTTTAAAACCAATGTTTTTGTTATCTGGGGCTGTTAAAAAATACATAGGTTTAAATGTGCCACTCACATTGAATGTAGCTGGATTATCGATCATATTTGATATAGTTTCATCTATTTTTTTCGCTGCTTCTATAAAATGTGTATTGAATATTTGCCATTTACTGATGCGTTTGTTCTTTTCGTTTTCATATTTTCTCTTAAATGTATCGAATAAATTATTGATATTTTGTTTGTAATCGTAATGACTTCCTGTAACAAATTCTTGGACTTTATCAAAAACTATTTCACGCTCCGCTACGATAGTTGTATCCTCCGTTCCTGATGGAGTCACTAAATTTCTATTAGTTTCCCAAGTTATATCACTTCCAGATAATAAAAAACTGTTTAAATTATGAAATGTTTCTTTTCTCATAGGCATATGTCCATTTACAAGAACCCACTCATCAAATGGTAAATAATTATAATCTAATAAGGTTTTATCTTGAAAATCCAATCCTAAGTTAATTTTTTTAAAATTAAAACCTGTAGTTCCTTCTTCTTTAATTTCATTTTCTTCGTTCATAATATCTTCTTGAAACATATTATTAGGTTCATCTATTCCAATATAACCCTCATCATTTTCATATTCATAGTTAGATGTATTATCTTTTATTGATTGTAACTTGTTTGAATATCCGTAGAATTTTTCAAACCAATATTTTGCGTGTAACTGATCGCTGAATCCTAATTCTAAACTATCAAATTTATTCTCTTTTTTATTATACACAAAAATTTGTCTTATATATCCTCCTGCCATTCTGTTTCCCCATTGTCCTTTTTTATCATCCATATTATTAGTCCATACATCAAATAAGGATACAACCTTATCAAATAATTTATTATTATTATTAAAAGTAACAAAATCTTGAGATTTAACCAATGGAGGATAGTTCTCTGAATCTTTTGTAAAAAAGTATGGTAATAATTCAGCTTTATATTTCTCCAGTTGCTCTGCTCCTCCTTCAGCATCCGTAAAATTATCTTCAAATTTTTGCCAGGATGCATGATTGCTTATAGGTCCGTTGAAATCTTTTCCTGACATCAAAACATCTGAGTCTGGTGTCGTTGCTGCTACTAATTCACTATATCTAATATCTATTTTTTTAACTATACTATGATTTTCAGCAATATACGCTAATAGGCTTCCTATAATATTCTTTGTATTATAAGTTTTTCCAGACCCAGAAAATCCGTATGTAAAATATACTGAAGAAAGAATACTATCCTTCCATCTTATACCAGGGACGTTATCATAACTTTTAAGTAAATTCATAAATCCATAATTAATACGAGAGGTCATCATATCATCTGAATCATTAGGACCATAAATATGATTCATAAAATCAAATTGAAATGTTTTTAAACTCGATTGCTTATCTGCTGAAATTTTATTCTTGTCTTCAATAATTTTTATTTTCTCATTTTCTATGTTTGAAAATAATAGTGAATCTCCTGACTGTGATACAAGTAACTTATTTATCAAACGTGGTTTATATCCTTGTCTTTTAGCACATTGAACATCGCTAATTCTCATAATTACATTTATTTTTGAAAAAACATATTTATATAATGCTTTTAATGGGTTTAAAAATATTAAATTTTTATGAATTAAATCTACTAAACCAACAATAACAGAATGATAATCAAATTCAACCTCCAAAATTCGTCCTCCCACAACAAACTTGTTGCTTTCTTCTAAAATTTGTCCCATTGTTTCATCGCCTTTTTTGATTCTATTTAAAATTCTATCATTATAAAATACTTCTAATGATTTTTTATTTGCATCATCACCATCAAGTGGTTTCACTGATACGTTTGGTATTAAACTAAACATTGAAAATAAAAACATTTCTATTTTTTCCTGTTTTATTTTAATAACATCTTTATATTTTTGCATCAAATAAAGAATCATAACTTCAATATGAAACCTTAAAAAATCGCTATTATTTTCATCAATAGGTTTTGTTCTTATCTCATTCAGTTTTAACTGAACTGTTTCAAGGTACCTATCACCAGCAAAAAATCCATTCCTGTTGTCTGTAATAATATTATTATTTTTAAATAACTGACTTTTTTGTTCGCTATTTCCAAAAACTCTATAAATTAGTAGATAAAAATTGTATTTTTCTATCAAATTAAAATTTAAACTATCCTTTTTATTTCTAATATATCTTATAGTTAAATACAAATATATTCCAAAATATTTTGTTCCAAAAAATGAATATGTATTATTTTCATCTGGAGTTGCCCATGAATCTTCAGTTAATGTTTGTTGTGAATTATTTCTATTATTGTAAATATCTTTAAATCCATCTTCACCATTCCATAAACTTCTTACATTTTTACTAACGATTTCATTTTCTGTCTCCTCTTGCTCTGCATTTCTTCTTTCTTCATCAATTAATTCCTGAATTTCCTGCTTTTTTATAAGCTCTTCTCGTTTTTTCTGATCTGCTATTTCCTCATTAAATATTTCTATGTACTCATTTAATATTGTTTCAATATGACTACTATATTTATTGGCATTATCTTCTGGCTTAGTGTCGTCCGGATTAAATGTATCACTAAGTAACATATCAATTAGAGAGCCGACCCCTTCGTCACTACTAATTTGCTGCTTTGTTCTAATTAATTCATTAATTAATTCCTGTTTACTTTTTAAAAAGAAAGCAATATAATTTATATAGTTACAATGTTCATCATATTTCTTTTTATTAGTTAATATTGAATTGAACAATAAGCTAAAAGTATAATTAATTAAACCTTCAACGACTGTATCTTGTTTAGCTACCATATCACATATTATTTTAATTTTCTCTTCATCTAACTGAAGATTTTGAAGGGGTGTGTTGGTAATATTATTCACATTTTTATATGTCTCTTCTGTTATTGCACCTCCATCTAATTGAAAACAAATCGATAAATATTGTAAATATCCTAATATCATATCTAATTTATAAATAAATTTTTCTGTATTTTCTATTTTTTCTGTCCTTATTTGTTTAAGATTAGCGCCCGTAGATACTGTATAAGCCTTATCTTCTATATCTATATTTGTTAACTGAAATAGTAATTTTATATTCTCATCATTGAATTCCAAATTAAATATAGAATTATATTTACTTAGGACAGGGTCGATTAATCCCATTGTTCCATCAATATTTTTATTAATTTTATCTTTTATAATATCAATTATTTTACTCATTAAATCAGAATTTGTATTTCTCTTATTTAATTCCTTTTTTAAAGCATCTAAATTATCTTGCTCTCGTTTCTTCTTTGCAAACATTGCTCTTGAATTCATTGTTTTTATGGCAGTTAAAATTTTAGTTTTTTCATCTTCAAATTGTTTTTTATGTTTATTTCTTATACCCTCCCATTCTTTAAACCACTTCGTTCCAAATTCTCTAAATCTATTATTAAATTCAGTATAATCAATCAATTTAAGGTTTGTATCACTCCATGCTTTCTGCTCTTCCTCTGGCCATACGTTACCACTCCATGATTTCTTTTCTAACTCATCACGGAAAGAAGATAATTCACTTATTTGTGCATCAAGTTTAGACGTTATCATTTGAAATGTTTTAATTATGGTTTGGTCCTCATTATATCCAGCTTGAAGTTTAGCAGTATCTAATTGCGTAAAAATAGTATCAAACTCTTGTATGAGTTGTCCATTTTTAGTTGCTGTGGTAACTTTTAATAGATTTCTTGTATTATTATTCATAGGTATGTCTATAGTTCCTCCACCGGAAATTACTTCAGTTGAGTCAGGCAAATCGGTTCCAGTATCAGTAGTTGTTGAATCAACATTATCAGCTGGTGGAGGCGATACTTCTCCTTCACCAGCTCCCTCATTTCCCGAAGATTCTAATTTAGATATATCTTTATTTATAACAGCTAATTTAAAATTTGGAATTAAGTCTTTAGTTTTTTTCTCATAATTAGCTGTATGTTTTAACCAATCTTTATTAAAAAATTTATTAATCAAAACTTGTTTAGTTCGAAACACTTCTGGAAATTTCTTTATTTTTGAAAATTTATCTAATTCGTTAATAATTTTAGTATTATCTTTAATTATAAGCTCGTTTACCTCATCCATCATCATTTCCTCTGCATTGGCTTGAAATTTTGGTTTACTGTTCTGAATATTAGGCTGACCTCCAACTTTTTCAATCGTTAAGTTACTATCAATAAAATCAATCCAGGCGCCCCTTAAAAACTTGACTAATGCATCACCACTCCCATCTTTATTAGCTTTATCCATATCATTAGCGTATGATAAAATATTTTCTTTCTGTTGTTCTTTATATTTATTAATTATATTTTCAACCTTTTTTGTTTCAGGTTGATAATCAAATCCTCCTTTTTGTTTGTATATTTTTTTCTTACCTCCGCCCTTTTTATCATCATCCTTGAGTATCATTGTTAACATATCAATCAATTCTTGTAAATCCCCACCAGCTGCGGATTCTGCTGCTTCACCTGCCATTTCATCTAATTTAGCTTCTTCTGCTGCTGCTTCTGCTTGTGCTTTTTTCGCTGCTGCTGCTGCCGCTGCTGCTGCTTTTGCTATTTTTGTTTCCTCTAATTCTCTTTTTCTTTCTTCTTCAGCAGCTCTTTTTTGCTCGGGGGTTACTGCATTATCTACAGCTTCTTGAGCTTTTCTGTCTTCTATTTCTTCTCTTATAACAACTTCTTCCGCTGCTGCTACTTCTGCTTGTGCTGCCGCCGTTGCTCCTGCTGCTCCTGATGGTGATGTTCCTGTTATTGCAAGTGCTGCATCAATAATCTGTTTTAAGTTTCGGAATTCCCCTGGATTTTTTCCATTAAAAATATCTCCTTCTATATAATCTCTAACACTAACTTTATTTGGGTCAAAAGTAGCTAAGTGAGCCTTTAATAGTGACACCATATTACCAATTCGTTCTTGATTCATAGATGGTTGATTATTAAGATTAGATGGAGTTTGCATGACAAGTTCGGGGGTAATCTCTATAGGTTCATTTCTTCTCTTTCTTTGTTCAATTACCTCTTTAAGTTCCTGGTATCTATCATACTCATCTCGAGTATTCCAATTTTTTCCATCTATTTCGATCATACCACCTTTTTGTTTTTTCTTGCTTCGAGAATTATTATTTCTGTTCCCTCCTTTTATCGAGTAAGTTTTGTGTTTCCTTAGTTTAATTTGACTCTTTTTAAGCTTTTTCTTATAACTTTTCGCTCTTAACATGTGATATATAATATTATTAGATTTTAACTAAATATTATATACCTAAAACTCAGAGCCCTTTCCTCTGTTTCCTCCTCTATTATTTAAAAAATCAACCTGTTCTTTAGTAATGCAAGCACAACCATTACCGCCACTTACATTAGAAGTTTCGCAACATTTTGCATTAAAATCGTTATTTGCATAATAAAATAATTGACCCTCAGGTAATGGAACAGTAGGTTTCATTGCAGCTCCACCAAGACGATTAACCTCGGCTAATCCAACTTTTTTTTCATATGTATCAGTATGAACACCTTCACTTACATTATAATCTAATTCGGCACCCATATTAGTATTACCTTCAATAAATTTAAAACCTGCGATAACTTTGAGTTCATCTATCAACCGTCTAAGACCATCAAAACCCATAGTAGTAGTGCATCCTCCTAATAAATGCAACCAAGAAACTCCACCGATAATAAGAGCTAATACAACAAGCTCAAATCGTAATTTGATTCCAAAAATTACAATATCTGTATTTAATTTTACCATTATTATACATATTTAACAGATAAAAATTAAAATAATTCAAATAATTTGTCCCTTATATCTAAAATATTTTCAATAGCAGAATTATAATCTCGTAATTTTATTCCGTTGATAGTGAAAAACCCCGTATCGGTTATTAAATGATATAATTTTTTGGGTTTATCTATATTTTGTCCAGTTATGTTTAAAGTATTAAAATTTCCTAAATCAACATCATTGAAATGTATATTAGGAGCACCACAAATTGTAAAATCCTGAAATGTATATTTTTTGACAGACTGAATGTTTGTTGTATCAATTTCTACTAAACCAATAACTCTTTCATTAAATTTTAATTGTTCGTTTAATTGTATATCTTTCAATCTTATAGACTGTCCATCTTCAACTTCAATTAAAATTTCACCGTCTAATCCAGATTCAAGATATTTATGAATATCTGCTAAAGAAGAATTATTGGAAAGATATTTTAAATTTTTTAACTTAATAATATCAATAGGTTCTAATTCATCCCAGTCTAAAAATTTTAATTTATTAATATGTATTCTTTTACTTTCTGTATTTAAACAATAAATAGAATATTCTCTATAATCTGGAATTTTACTACTTAGAGGATGTTCCTTAACATCAATCCAACCTAAATCTTTAGAATAGACTTTGTGACAACCACTTACAATAACACCATTTAAATCATACATAGTAATTCCGTGTGTGCTTAATTTAAAAACCGAGGTAATTCTATCACCATTATCAAGAATAGTTCCTGAAGTAATATCTTTTATCTTAACATCGCCATTTTTAGTTTTTATAATGGTATTTTTATCAAAGCATTTTCGTTTTGGGACTCTTCTGGAATTTAAATCTAAGATATGTTTCATCCATCCAGCTATAATAGCAATAGGAATAGAAACAGCAACGAAAAAGACAGTGCCACTTGCTGCGGCAGGCCATGTAAAAGGTAATATCCATAATAAAACTATCAAGGCTAAAATAACAACAAGAGCAATAATAAGGATATGTAGGAACGCACCCACAAATGATTTCATTGCCATATAAAGACCATATACTGTATATAAACCAGCAACAACTGCTCCTGAAATTTTTTGTAATAAATCTTTAAATTTAATTATAATTTTTTGAAGAGGTACAATAACGTTGAATAAACGACTATATATATATGCTAAAATTTTGTTTAATTTTTGTTTAAGTCCAGCAATTAATACTCTAAGGAAATCCAAAGACTTGGCAAAATTTTTTACACTACCTGCTAATCTTTCAGTAATGTAATAAAAAGGCTTAATAAAATGCCCAACAATACTGCTTAATATAATATTGGTGCATTGTATGAAATTATCTCCTGTAAATTCCATTTTAGATGTGCCTTTTGGTAAATCTTGTTCTTTAATTATTCCGGCGAATGGCATAACACCAGGTTTGCATCTTTCTTGAGACCAGTTTTGTCTAATAGGTTCCATTTTATCTTTAATATAATAATACGAAAGTGCAAGAAAGAAAAATAATAGGGTTAAAATTGCGATAACAACAGAACCGCCGTATTTATCTAAATATCCATTTTTTTTATATTCTTTGGTAAAATGACTATATAATGTTTCTGGAATATTATTCATATATAATATCTGGATAATATTCTTAAAAATTAATCCTCCCAATCCCAAAAAGTAAATTCACCGATAGGTATTTGATGATTATGGGTAATTAAACAATATAAAACATTATCAAATGCTCCAGTTTTAATAGCATCTTTATAATCCTTAACTGATATGTAATTAGTTAATAATGAATTATCTGTATTATCAGTATTAAAAATTTTATGTTCGCCAGTAACATAAATATAATCATTTAATTTTTCACTCCATATTTTGTAATATGGACTGTCTTTACCGCCTTTTAATTTCAATGTCCCATAAACTTCACTGCCGTTTTCTAAAACATCCCCTAAAATAATATCTTTCATTTTTTTGATACTTCCATTTTGTAATTTTAGTTTAGTATTTTTTGAGAAACAAATAGTTCTTAATGTTTTACCTATAGGTCCCCTCTCTATACTTTTGCCAGTATAGCTGGCTCCTTCAATCATATATATAAATGTAGTAACAATGCCAATAAGTTTCATAGAAGTATCTTTAGTTTTAATAATCATTTTTTGAAATTGCATAATAATATTAGTAAATGCACCATAGACATCACCAATTATAAATCCAAATCCTCCTTTAAGTTTATCAATAACAACTCTAACCATTTGAAAAGAATCTAAAAGATTTTGCAATGTGGAACCCATACTTCCTAAAATATATTGTATTGGTGATAGAAAAAATCCCATTAAATCTTTTTGAATATTTCCGACACAATATGAGAAATTTTCCATAGTATCATATCCTAAATAACTTGCAAAAGGCATATATGTTGGAGAACATCTATATTTTGGCCAATTATCCTTTATATCTTGAAGCCCATTTGTAAGAATGGATGAAAAAAATAATAATCCAAATATAACTACAATTAATAATGCTTTTATAATATCTACAAACTTCATATTAAAATATAATGTTATTTTTATTTAATGTAAATATCATGAAATAAAAATATTTATTTTTTTCTTCTTGATTTTCTTCTTCTTCGTCGTCGTTTTGTCTTTTTTTTTGTTTTTCTTCTTCTTCTTCTTCTTGATTTTCTTCTCTTTTTTCTTGATTTACGTCCGCCAGCCATTCCAGCAAGACCTTGAGGCTTACCTAACATAGCACCAGCATCTCCTTCTGATTGAGCTCTGGTTTGAAGTTGTAAATCTATCATACTTTTCATTAAAGTATTTCCTTCACCACCGGCTTGAGACATTTGGGGAACAGAAAGTTTAGAAGGTCTGCCTCCACCAGCTAAAGCTTTATTTAAATTAACCATATTATTTGCATTCATTTTTTGTTTGTTCATAGCTTGATTCATTGCACCATTAGCACTTACATTTTGGGCATCTGGAGTTTGAAAATCCATAGAAACAGCCCCGCCTCGTATGATATGTTTTATTACTGGTGCCTTTTTTATTGTAGATTTTGTTTTTTGACCTGCATTTTTGGCTTGTCTTCTAATTAGTCTTTGTGTTCGTTGCAAGTTAGATTGTATTTTTTGTTTTAACTTGTTAATTTTCTCTTTTGTTCCTTTTGTCATATATATATTAACGCAATAAAAATATAAAAAGAAAAATAATATTAAATCATATGTCTTTTAAAATAGATGATGAAACTCGATTGAATTTTGATAAAATGTTAAAAGAATCAGGCGCATCTGATAATACAGCTAAAATTAGAAAACTGAGACATAGTTCTAAAATTAAAGAACAAGTATCAATAATGATGGATATAAGAAAAAAATATCAACGATTAGGAAATAAATCAATAGATAGAATGATTGATTCTCAATGTTCTTGGTTATATAAAAATTATACTAATATATTTATCAGATTAAAGAAAAATGAATTAGATTTTGATATATTGGGTAATTTGATAATATGTCTAAAAGAAATAGAAGATAGTAAAATAGACCAACATGAAGCATCTGTAAAAGTAGGTAAAATTTTAAAAAAATTATTTATAGATAGTGCAATGAAACGTGAGAAAAAAATGGAAAAAAAATTAAAAAAGGAAGAAAAAAAGTTTATAAAACCTAAAATAAATATTTCTTGGTTGGATTATAAAAAGACTTTATAACAAAATTGAAATTATTTAAATAGATTACTATTTTTATTTAAATAATGAAGCTTGTAATAGTGGAATCTCCAGCAAAATGTAAAAAAATAGAAAGTTACTTAGGATCGGGATATAAATGTATAGCGAGTTTTGGTCATATTAGACAAATAGCCAATGGGTTGAAAAGTATAGACACAAACAATAATTATGATGTTGTTTTTAAAACGATAGGAAGTAAGGGAAAATATATCAAATCGTTAAGAGAATGGATAAAAAAATCTAAAGAAGTGATTTTGGCAACAGATGATGATAGAGAAGGTGAGGCAATTGCTTGGCATATTTGTAAAACATTCAATTTATCTGTTTTATCAACAAAAAGAATAATATTTCATGAAATAACAAAACCAGCAATTAAAACAGCAATAAATAATCCAACAGTGATTAATATGAATACAGTAAATGCACAATTAGCTCGCCAAGTATTAGATTTATTAGTAGGTTATACAATAAGTCCTATATTATGGAAACATATTAGTAGGAATACAAAAGGAAGTTTAAGTGCTGGAAGATGTCAAACTCCAGCATTACGTTTAGTATATGAACAACAAAAATTAATAAATAGTTCTCCTGGTAAAAAAGTTTATGAAACAACTGGTATATTTACTAATAAAAATTTAAGCTTTGTTTTAAATTATAATTATAATAGTGAAAATGAAATGGAAAAATTTTTAGAAGAGAGTGTAAATTTTGAACATAAATATAGTGTAACAAAACCCAAAGTAGTGAAAAAAAATCCTCCAATTCCATTTACAACAAGTACATTACAGCAAAAGGCAAGTAATGAATATAATTTCTCTCCAAAACAAACAATGAGATTAGCTCAAACATTATATGAAAATGGATTAATAACATATATGAGAACAGATAGTATGAAATATAGTAAAGAGTTTGTAAAAACAGCAAAAAAATATATTAAAAGTCAATATGGTAATGATTATATTACAAAAAATTTGGGAAAATTAATAAATAATGGTGAAAATAAAAAAAAGAAAGAAAACAATGCACAAGAAGCACATGAAGCAATAAGACCAACAAAAATAGATGTGAATACTATAACAGTAGCAGGTAAAATAACAGCACGAGAAGTAAAATTATATAATTTAATTTGGAAAAACACAGTAGAAAGTTGTATGACAGCAGCAACATATAATTCTATAACAGCAAAAATAACATCACCTGAAAAACATAGTTATAAATATTCAAGTGAAGAAGTAATATTTCCTGGGTGGAAAATCGTAGCAGGATATGATAAAGAAAATAAGGAATATAAATATTTATTATCATTAAAAGAAGGAAAATTATTAGAATATAAGGAAATTTATAGTAAGGTTACATTGAAGGATTTAAAAAAAAATTATACTGAGGCAAGATTAGTTCAAATGTTAGAAAAGAAAGGAATAGGTCGTCCATCAACATTTTCCAATTTGATATCAAAAATTCAAGAAAGAGGTTATGTAAATAAAGAAAATGTAGAAGGAAAAAAAATAAAATGTACGGATTTTAAATTAGTGGAGGCAGATTTGGAAGAAATAGATACAGAAAGAGTATTTGGAAATGAAAAAAATAAATTAGTAATAAAACCGATAGGAATAATTGTATATGAATTTTTGGAAAAACATTTTGATGATTTATTTAATTATGATTATACAAAACATATGGAAGATGAATTGGATAAAATATCAAATGGAAATAAAATTTGGCATACATTATGCAATGATTGTCATAAACAAATAAATAAATCGTCAAAAAATATAAAAGATTCACATCGAGAAACATATAGAATTGATGAAAATCATATTTATATGATAGGTAAATATGGACCGGTAATAAAATATGAAAATGGAGAGGAAACATCATTTAAAAGTGTAAAAAAAAATATAGATATGGAAAAATTAAAAAATGGAGAATATACGTTAAAAGAAATTGTTGATTTAAATAAGGTAGGTTCAAATAATATAAATTTGGGAGAATATGAAGGAGAAGATGTAATATTAAAAAAAGGTAAATATGGAATGTATATAACATATAAGGGAAAGAATAGTTCAATTAGTCATATAAAAAAAAAGATGGAAAGGGTTGATTTGAAAGATGTATTAGATGTATTAAAAGGTAAAAAAACATCAAATCCAAATATATTAAAAGTAATAACCGATGAAATATCAATAAGAAAAGGAAAATATGGTCCATATGTGTTTTATAAGACAAAAAAGATGAGTAGACCTAAATTTATTCCTATGAAAGGAGTAAGTTTAGATGAAGTAAATGAAGAATGGGTATCAGATAAATTATAATCCATAAAGATGTGGTATTCTAACAAATTTTCCTCTTGATTGTTCGTCTTTTAACATATTAAATTCGAATGTTAAACTGATAGGTAAATTTTTAAAATCAACTAATCTTCCATCATGATATCTAAATTTAAATTTTAATCTATCAATTCTTTGTATAGGAGGGTCACTATGAAATAAATTAGTATTGAATGTAGGTCTAAGTCCTCTACCTTGTGAAAAATCATTTTTTGATGGTAAAGATACTTTTGCAAATGACCCATTAACTCTATGACCTAAATCATTATTATAAAGATGACCTGTTCTCTCAGAATAAGGATAAATTTCATCAATATTGTTATATCTATCAACTTCAATATAAATAGCATCCTCACCATTAATATCTAAATTATTAGTTGCGGAAACACTTCTAACAATGGTATTATTTTTATATGTTGCGTTATTTGCACCACTACAAATAATTTCATTTATTCCGGAAGGTTGTAACCAAGGAGAAGAAATATCAGAATGTAAAAATAATCCTCCTACGTTTTTAATATAAAAATCAGTATTGCTGCTAATATCGGTTGAATCTCCTGACACATTAACTTTATCAAATCCTAAATAAGATGGTAACCCCCATTTGGTATATTGATGAAAGATGGCTTTATTAACATCACATGTTGGATCATAAATTTCTTGATTGGCAAAATTTAAAGTAAATTCACCTTCTTTTGAACCAATTAATAATTTATTAGAAATTTTATCATATAAAACAACAAATGGTTTTAATCCATAATTTGAAGGGTCATTAGGCTTCCTGTACCATACGGAATTAGTATTAGTAGATTCTAACATTAATCCTGTATAATCGAAAGAACCATCGGCTTTACCTGTAATAGGAAACATATTGTGACTGATATCAGAAGAAGCATTGAATACTTCTTTATTCATTAATGATTCTATTGTTTTTGCTAAATTTTCTGCTGTATATGAACCTTCTGGTAAGTTTATTTGAAAACTCGAAGGTTCCCATATGATTTCAACTTGCATATTAGTAATATCCATATTTGTAACTGGAGGTGCTGGTATTGCTGCTGAAAACAAACTGCTTTCTGTAGTAATTTGTTTAAATGTACCATTTGTTTGTTTAACCATAACTTTAATATCAGAGGGTATTTCTTTAAACCAATATCCTGATGGACCTGGAAATATCATATACATAACTTGGTCTATAAACGTTTTATTATTAGAAAATGCACTTCCATTTTTATCATCAAATACAGGTGTATCGTCATGTGCTCCAAAAGAAAACTTTAATTTTGTAGTATAAGTGAAAGACATTTTTGTATTTTGATAAGAAGTTGAAAAAGTATAATTATTTAATGGTATAGAATAATCAATGAGTCTTAGAGATTGAACATTATGAAAGGCTTCTCCTAAATCAACACCAAAATTATTACTATTGGTCCATTTTTTGTAATCTCTATCAATAGAATGAACCGAAATTACTTTTCTATCTAATACAAATGTTTGTTCGCTTTGAATTAAAGGATGTGAAGTTTGTAAATTAAAATTACTCATAATATAAAATAATGGTATTTTATTTTTTTGTGAATAACATATTTAGAAAATAAAGAAATTTTAAATATGAAATAAAATAAATATATATATTAAATGTCATCACAACCTGAGAATGAAATAAAAAAAAGAGGAAGATTTGTATCGAGTATTTTATCTTTAGTTATGGGTAATGGTAAATTAAGAATAGTGTCTGCTTTTTTAACTATGGCTGCTATTTGGCATATAGGTATAACGCCATTTTGGAATACTGGTGTAAATACCTTTATAACTTTAGGTATATTAATGTTTGTAGCATTTATATCTGGAACTTTTTTTAAAAAATGGGCTTTTCCTATTAGTTCTCTATTAATATTACTACAACTTGGTGGTTTATTTTATATTAATTTCGAACATATAGATTTTATAAGAAAAGGAAAAAATATACCAAATGAATACAATATATTTATGAATATGACACTAAGTATGGTAGTAGTACAATTAATGATAATGATAACCGCAATAGGTCAATCATTAAAACCAAAATTATTTAAGATAAATAATTGGTTAGTAACATCTATATTTTTATTATCATCAATATTGTGTAGTATTGCAATAGGACAAATTTGGGTAATATTAAAAAAGCTTAAATGTGATTGTTAAATATGAAAAATCTAAATGTTAATCCAAATTCATTTGTTTGATTAGAAACCCAAATACCAGATATTTTTAATAAAAAGTTTATATTTTTATGTTTTCCATATGAAATTTTATCATCTCCATAAAGTTTTATATATCCATTTTTTAATTGTTCTTTAATTCTACTTGTTAAAGTTTTATTTCTAATATTGTTAAATTTATTTAGTATCATTTTTTCAATTGCTTTAATACTTGATATATTATAATTGTTTATATTTGTTTTTTCAAATTGACATTTTATTTTATTAAAATATTTATCTATCGTAACATTCTCTAATGAGAAAGTTATAAATACTCCTGATGAAGACCAATGTTCGTCACTAAATATAAGTCTATGAAAATCACTTCCTATCATAACATTATTTTTTGTTTTTTCACTTATGATTATATTATGAGGATCGAAATTCTTATGGTTTATAGTCAAAAACATATTATTTAAAATTAATGATTAATATTTAAATCATAATCAATTTATATATACTCGTTATTGTTACATAATAAATATAATAATGATATTGATTCCATAGACATATCGTCATTTAAATCATCAAATACTTTTTCTGCTTTATTTAATGTATTATTTAAATGTTTAATTAATTCGTCTATATATTTTAACCATATTTTACTCATATTAGGATAGTTATTTTTTTTTTGGTAAATTATATTTTTAATATTATTTACTCTATCATCCATTAATATTATTAATTTATTATTATTATTTAAGTATTAAAAAAGCTTTAATATATTACTTATATTATGAAATATTTCGCATCAAAATTTGAGGAACATATTATAGAAAATCAAAAATATAATATACATTCAAATATGGTTGAATTTTATAATTCCATGAATAATAATTTTAAAAACCAAAATAATTTAATATTTTATGGTCCATCTGGTATTGGTAAATATACTCAAGTATTACGATATATAAAAAAATATAGTCCAACTAATTTAAGATTTGAAAGAAAAATAAATTTTAATTTTAATAATAAAAAACAATATGATTTTAAGGTGAGTGATATTCACTTTGAAATTGATATGGCTTTATTAGGTTGTCATTCAAAATTATTATTTAACGATATTTATTATCATATATTAGATATTTTATCTGCTCGACCTACTGGATATGGTATTATAGTTTGTAAAAATTTTCATATGATACATAGTGAATTACTTGATATATTCTATAGTTATATGCAATCTTTAAAACACAAAAACTTAAATATTGTTTATATGTTAATAAGTGAAAATATTAGTTTTATACCTGATAATATTTTAAATCGTTGTCAAGTAGTTCCTTTAAAAAGACCATTAAAAGGAGAATATATAAAAGCTACAAGTAAAACTTTAATGAATAATATAAATATTAAAGATATTACCAATATCAAAAATATAAAAGGAAAGGTTAATTGTATTAATAATATAAATAAACATATTTGTAATAAAATTATAGACAAAATAATTAACTACAAATCTATTAATTTTTTAGAAATGAGAGATAATTTATATGAAATATTTATTTATAATTTGGATATTCATAGTTGTATATTTGATATAATAAAAATATTAATTGAACAAGAAAAAATAAATGAAACTAACATAAAAAATATTATCATTCAATTACATAAATTTTTAAAATTATACAATAATAATTATCGCCCCATCTATCACTTAGAGGGATTTATATTTTATTTATGTATACAGATATATGGATTATGAAAAAGCATGTGAAATATTAGAAATATCTCAAAAACATACATCGGATTGTATTAAAAAAGCTTATTTTAGAATGGCATTGAGATATCACCCAGATAAATATAAAGAAGATAATGGAGAGAAATTTAAACAAGTAAAAGAAGCTTATGATTTCTTGTTATTAAAAGATGATTTTAATGAGAAAATAGAAATAGATGAAAATATTGATTATAAAGAATTAATAAAAATGTGTATGAAATATTTCTCTCCAGAAACAACATGGGATAGTTTATTTGTAGATACAAGTTTTACAGGAATTATAAAAGATTGTCAGCGTATATCATTAAAAATATTTGATAAATTAAATAAAAATAAAGCTAAACAAGTTTATGATTTTTTATATAAATTTAACTATGTTCTGGGAATAGATGAAGAATTATTACAAAAATATAAAGAAACATTGCAAAAAAAGATGGTATATGATAACATTATAATACTAAATCCTTCTTTGAAAGATTTATTTAATGATAATATTTTTAAATTAGAATTAGAAGAAAAAGAATTTTATGTTCCATTATGGCATCATGAATTACATTTTTCTCTCCAAGATAAAGATTTAATAGTAAAGTGTGAACCAGAAATTCCAACTGAAGTATGGATAAATGAAAATAATAATATATATGTTCAAAAACAAATACCTATAGTAGATTTATTTGAAAATGGATTTTATGAATTTGAAATTGGAGAGAAATTATTTAAACTTGATAGTGAATCTTTAAAAATTACAAAAGAAAAACAAATAATTTTATTAAAAAATAAAGGTATATTAAAGATAAATGAAAAGCATACTTATGATACGAGTTTAAGAGGTGATATTTATGTGGAAGTCTTTCTTGTATAATTAGCTTGTCAATTCCCAGTTCAAATTTTTTGTAATTTTTTTAACCTTATTTAAATGATTTTTTGATGTTACTAATAAAACTTTATTATTATAATTTTTTAAAATATTTTTACAAAATTGTATATTTTCAATAGTGGATAAAGATTTTGATTCTGTTATAATTTTAGCATTTGGTAGTATATTTAATATATACTTTTTCATTTCATAAGCTTCTGTGTGTTTAACTTTTGCAACATTACCTCCACTTACAATAAATATATCATTTTTTTTATAATATTTAATAGAATTATCAAGTCTTTTCTTTAATGTTTTACTAATTTTACCTGATGGTAGTAATTTTTTACCTAAAACAATAATAATTTTCATATACTATAAATAAGTATTTAATTATTATAAATTCAATAAAAAAATTTATAATAATAATAATAATTCCACCGGTGGGATTTGAACCCACGAAGCATACGCAAGCGATCTTAAGTCGCCCCCCTTTGACCGGACTCGGGAACAGTGGAAATAAAATTTTTTAATAATAATTTATATTTATTTAAGCATCACTTGACTTCTTCTTGCGTCGCACAATCTTCTTCTTGACCTTCTTCTTTACTGGCTCTGGCTCAACCTCTTCCTCTGCTTCCTGCTCCTGCTCATCATCATCATCATCATCATCATCGAATGTAGGAGCTGGTGAAGTATCTTCCTCTACCGTTTCCTCCTCATCCTTCTCATCCAGCTCAGCAGCAATATCATCGTCATCACTATCATCCATAATGTGACAATTACCAGAACCTACCAGACGAGTGGGTGGGCGAACTTGAATCTGAACCAGCTGCCAAGTTACACCACACTTACCACCAGCAAACCACATACCGTTACAACGAATAAGACCCTTTACATGAGAAGCCTTAGGAACAAAATCAACCGGAGTAGAAATAGCATCCTGGTCAGGTGCCTTGTTTCCCTCAGCTCCCTTTCCAAACTTAGGCGGAAGATAGAGAGCCTTACGGTCCATTCCATAAATCTCAACATTATAACGACCCTCCCAAAACGGAACCTTTAGCTTAAGTGTAGGATTAGCATTATAATCCGGCTCACCAGTCTCCTTATCCTTACGATACTTAAGAATTGGATACATAAGAGCATCAACTACCTCACGACTGGTTTTCTTACCAAACCACTTCTTTGAATTAGTTACGGCATCATCCTTTACCTTGTTCTCCAGTGTCTTCATCGCCTCCAGAAACTTATGCTGAGAAGTACTCTTTTGCGGGTCGAACTGAAGAGCCATATCATACTTACACGAACCATTCTGCTCATCAACCCACTCATTGACACCCCACGTGAGCATAAGAGGAACTTGAAGAACAATCGGCTGACCATTAAGACGCATATTTACTGACTTGCCACCACGCTTGTTAGTCTGTGGTGCATCATAAGTGACCTTGGAAGGCTGGAACTCTTTTGCTTTTACGAACATCTGCTGTGCGGAACTCATACTATATAGTTTAATATCATCACTTATTTTTTAAATCAATTTTCATTTTTTATTTTAAGTTATTGAATATAATTAATCTTTTCTTTGTTAAGGAGATTCTGTCAATATCATTAATTTACCCTTATTTTTTAGATTATTATTCAAAGCCTTGGATTTCTCTTTTATTATCATTTTTGGAGATTTTTTATTATTTGGATTTTCTTGTACATTTATTATTTTTTTATGTATTGTAAGTTTAGGTTTTTTATTTATTTTTTTTATTTTTAAATTTTGAAAAGATTTGTGTTTTTTCAAAATCTCTCCATTTTCAATATCTGGCACATGATTTATTTCCTCGTTTTTTTTATCGGGGGTTGTTTTATTCTTACATATATACTTATTTTTATTTTTACAATAATTATGTTTATAACACATATAAGTTACTATTACTATCAAACAAATAACTATAAATGATGATATTGTAATCACTGCTACTAATAATCCATCTACAGTATCATCATTTTTTTTTGCATATTCTTTGTTATTATATAAAGATGGCGATATAGATTGCGATATAGATGGTGATATAGATGGTGATAGAGATGGTGATATAGATTGCGATATAGATGGTGATAGAGATGGTGATATAGATGGTGATATAGATGGTGATATAGATGGTGATATAGATGGTGATATAGATGGCGATATAGATGGCGATATAGATGGTGAAGGATTATTTGTAAAAGCAAAGGGAGAGGGAGATATAATGTCGATATCAGTAATATTACTATGAGATGTATTAAATGTAAAATTTTTTTTGAAATCTGTAATATTTTCAGAGTTTAGTTTTGTGAAGTTGGAGAGAAAATTAGCTTTATCTTTTTCATTATTTTTAGAAATATTAGAAATTTGTGATTTTAAATTATTTTTAGGTAATTCCAAACACACATAAAGTCCCATTGAATACATAGGGGAGTTATTAATATTATTATCCATTGAACCTATTTTATTACAATGTTCTATATTTTTCCCATATATAAATGAAAAAAATAAAGAAGAAACAAATAATATATTTTTAAACATATAAATACATCTTAAAAGTTATTTTAAAGTTATTATCTTGGTAATAGTTTAATATTTTACAAAACATAATTAAAAAATAATTAATATGTATAAATAAATGTCAAGCGTAGTTGTTCCAAAAAATATAAAAATAATAAATAGATCACCGAAAACTTTTTTGAAAGAATGTGTATATGAACATGTAAATGTATGTAAAAAAAGAAAAAAAATTTCTATGGACGATTTTGAAATTCCATCATTTGATGAATATGAAAAATTACTGACTATAAATTTTAATGTAAGCCAATTAAAAAGTGCGTGTAGATTTTATAAACAAAGAGTAAGTGGAAATAAAAAAGAATTAATATTTTTATTATATAATTATTTGAAATTTTCAAATTTTACTATAAAAATCCAAAAGATTTGGAGGGGTTATTTGCGAAGATATTTAAATAAAATACGAGGTCCAGGATTATTAAAAAAATCCGTAAATGAAACAGATTTTTACACGTTAGAAGATATAAAAGATTTGGATATTAGCCAATTTTATAGTTTTAAAGATAAAGATGATAAGATATATAGTTTTGATATTTGTTCATTATATAATATGATAGTAAAAGAGAAACAAACAAAAAATCCATATAATAGAAATGAATTACCAATAGATAAAATGAAATTTGATATGAAAAAAATTTTAAAAATAGGAAAAATTTTTAATGAAAGACCAAATATAAAATTAGATGAAAATTTTAATGAATTATCACAAGAGAAACAATTTGAATTACGAACAATAAATGTATTTCAGAAAATAGATGAGAATGGTTTTATAACAAATGTAAATTGGTATTTAAATTTATCAAGGATCCAATTAAAACGATTTTTAAGAGAGTTATTAGATATATGGCAATATAGAGCTCAAATATCAAATGAAATAAAAAGAAAAATAAATCCTCAACACGGAGACCCTTTTTTTACAATAAATATGGCGGTATTAATGCATAAATGTTTTGAAGTTTTACAAAAGAGAATATTAGATATAATAGAAATATTTATAACTAAGGGGGAGGATTCGGATTCACGTTCATTAGGTACATATTATGTTCTTGGTGCCCTTACAACAGTAAGTCAAGATGCCGCAATTAGCTTACCTTGGTTGTATGAGTCATTTGTTCCAAACCAACAATAAAATATATAATGTAAGAGCATAAACCCAGCAATAATATTAATATTGTTGCGAAAGGACTTAAAAAAGAAGTATTATAGTAGTTCATAAGATGCCCAAAAAAGTATCAAAATCTAAGTCCAAAAAGACCACTAAGGTAGCAACCCCTGCTCCTGTTGCTGCTCCTGTTCAGGAGGCAGCCCCCGCAGCTCCTGCTGCTCCTACTCTTGGAGACCAGTTTACTGCACTTCTTGCTCAGCTTACCTCCCTCCGTTCTCAGCTCACCGCTGTAACTACTCAGGTTCGTGCTCTTTCCAAGCGCACTGACCGTGAGCTTAAGCAGGCTTCCAAGCAGGGTCGCAAGAAGCGTAAGTCTGGTAACCGTGCTCCTAGTGGTTTTGTAAAGCCCACTAAGATTAGTCTTGAGCTCGCTGGTTTCCTTGGAAAGCCCAAGGGAACTGAGATGGCTCGCACCGAGGTGACTCGTGAGATTAACTCTTACATTCGTGCTCATAAGCTTCAGGACCCCAAGAACGGACGCCGTATTCTTGCTGATGCCAAGCTCCGCAAGCTTCTCAAGCTTAAGAAGGATGATGAGCTCACCTACTTCAACCTTCAGCGTTACATGAGTCCTCACTTTGCTAAGGCAAATAAGGCAACCGCATCCGCTTAAATTATTTTATAAATCATAATATCTTAATAAATTTTATGATTTAATTTATATCAATAACTTATATTTCCAATGTTACTTTTATACCCTTATGATCACTTGCATCTATACCTCCCAAAACACAACCTTCTTTTGCTTTAATATCACCCTTAATCCATATAAAATCTACACATTTAATACTATCTTTACTTGGAAATGTATTTAATTCTTCACCACAACATTCCTTTATTGCGCTCTTATAACCCTTTTTAATTAAATACTTATATTCTTTACTATTTACACATGCATTAAAATCTCCTGCTATTATTACATTATCATATTTTTTACATAATTTCAATATTTTTTTAATTTCTATCATTCTTTCTTTGGTTTTTTTATTACCTCCAGGTATTAAATGAATATTTACAAATATAATTTCTTTATTATTATGATTAAATACACTATATTGAATACGTCTATTTCCTATATATTTTGATTTTACATTATTATAATTTACTTTATTATTTAATATTGTTAACATACCAAAAAAATAACAACTTGGTAAAAATATAAACGGACATAATACACAAAATAATATTATTATATATGGATGTTTAAAATAAAGTTTTTTTAAAAACTCGCCATATTTTGAAAAAATTGTCACACATATATATAACATCTTGTTCATAAAATATTCAAACATTCCTATTATATATTTTTTATATTTGGGAAAATTCTCAATTATATATTTATATAAAAAATTTCTCTCCACAAGAGCACAATCAAAATGTTTTATATTTGTATTTTCTAAAAATTTATGAATATTTACTAATGCATCACTAAAAGGTAATGTAGCCTCTTGCAATGCTATTATATCGCAATTTTCTATTTCATTTTCTAATATTTTATTTATATTATTTAATCTTTTTACCCAATTATTATGGATAAAATTTATATTCCAACTTAATATTTTTAATTCCATATAATATATTATAAAAAAAAATTTATTATATATTACTTAAAATATAAATCTTTCCTTTTCTAATATTTCCATAAGAGATTTTTTAGAAGTTGAATGAAATTTTATTTGAAGATATTTATATTTTTTTAATTCTTTATTTATATTTAAATAAATATTCAAAGTATTTTCAATATCATTCACATCTTCTATTTCTATATAATTATTTTCTATTAACCAATTTAATAATTTTTTTTTTGAATTTGTTTTTTTATATTTATTATATATTTTTAAATAATAATAAATATTTTTTTTACTTTCATAATAATCATTACCCGATAACACACACATTATTTGAAAATCCTCCTTATTAATATTTAATCTATCTAATATTATATTTAAATTATACAATATACAACTATGTTGAGATAAACTAAAATATCTCAATATTATTGGACTACCATAAGCAAATAAATCCATATCTTCAGTTAAAACAGCATATACTTTTTTTTTTATTACTAAACTTGCACACAATACATCCGCTTCACCTATTGCTGTTATGTGAGATATTCCATATGCATCGAACATTGATTTTATTAAATTAACATCTTCCCTTGTTATTTTTACCATACTTCTTTTTAATTTATCTAATTCATATTTCTGTTTTTGTGATATATTTTCTCCTAATTTACTCATTAAATCTTCATATTTTTGTTTCGCCAACTCTCTTTCTTTTTTTCTATTTTTTAATTCTTTATGTTTTTCAATCGGAGGCTTACCATCAAATATAAATATTGGAGTTATATTGTATTTTCTAAATAATGAACACATTACATAAAAGTTTTCAATCAACATTCCTTGTCCCTTAAATCTATATAAATATATACTTGTATCTATACATATTTTTTTACCATATAAACATGATAAATGAATTTTTTTAGTATCTTCATAACATTCATTTTTTAAAAATTTTGATAGTAATTTTACACCCATGTAGTTTTAATATAATTAATCAATTATATTAAATTTATCAATTTTCACAAATAGTCATTTTAGACGTAGATAATAAATAATCTCTTTTCTTAGTTATCTTATGATCCGGCAGAACCTTTTTATTGTAAAATAAAGTCATTTTCGATATTGCATTTAAAAATGTTCTTTTATTATATTTATCTTCTATAAATTTATATAAATTTGTAAAATTTTGTTCTGTTTTATCAAATTTAAGAATTAAACTATTATTATATAAACACCATTTCAAAAAATCATCATTAAAAAATAACATTATTGTTTTAATTACATAATAGCATAAAACATTTGTATCTTCTTTATATAATAATTTTCTATATCTTACACTTGTAGAATCTGTTTTATATAAACTACTATAATTTAAACCCATATAATTTAATATTTTAATCATTTGAAATAAAGAAAATATTCTTTCCAATTGAATGCAAAATTCAACAAATAATATAAATTCTTCTATATCATTTTCATTGTCTAATAAATCATAACTTATAAAACAACTATTTAATATTGTTGCCCAATATTCACTATAAGCTTCAGTTATTTCAAAATCACTATTTACATCAAATATTTTTTTTACATTTGATTTTAAACTATTATAATTTGAAAGTGCGAAATCTAAACATAAACTATGAAATAATTCATGAATTAAAACTTTTTTCCATTCTTCTTTACGATATATTAATATTTTTCCATCAGTTGCACAGGCATATGTTACCGCAGAATTACAATTATTTGGACCCAAAGTATATACTTTATTTTTTGGCAAATTTTTCTCTTCATTTGTCAAATATAAATAAATATCTAAGGTTTTAACATTTTTAATATTTTTATTTAATGTACAAAACTTTATTATTTTTATTACTTCAAGAATATTATTTTTTATTCTATGAAGTTTATTGAAATCACTCTCATTAAAAATACCCCAATATATATTTATTTTTATTGATGATAAAGTTATAGAACCCTTCATATAACCTAATATATTATATAAAATTTTATCCTTTATATTTCCTGGCATAAAAGAACTATCCATCAAATTGGATTTTGGCAATTTATTTAAAGAGCCTTTAATTTTTTTTACATCCGTTTTCAGTAAATCATTTTTTTTTATTAATCTCATATAATTTACACTATGTCTTATATCTCTGTAAATTAAATTTAATACTGTATCTGTAGTTTTTTGAACATCTGCTGTTTTTTTTATACAATATTTATCAAAATCATCAATAAAATGTTTTATTAATTTTTCACTTTTTTTTGTTAACGACATTATAATATATATATTATAATATTGTTATTTTTTTTATTACTTTTTCCAACAAAATATAAGCTCTTTTCCTCTTCTTTTTTCTTTACCATGTGGTCCTCCTGTTCTTTTTACTATATTATAAGTTTCTTTTTTTGTTACAGGAATCCATCTCTTTTTTATTTTATCGTACATTATATCAGGCATATTTAAACAGATATGTTTATTCTTTGGTAAATATTTATATGCTTTTTTTAATGTAGGAACCAAAAATTCATCATAAAATTTCGCAGAATCATCCATTTTTATTTTTTGAGAACTTGATGGTTGTTTTATTTTACCATCACCTTCATAATTTTTCATATTTTCATATGCTTCTAAATATTCGTAAGGAGGTGATGTAAATACATAATCATACTTTCCTATTTTTGAAAAATCTACCTTTTCTGCTTTTTTGAAATATATTTTAACTTTACTTTTTGTATATGGTTTCAATAATTTAATTAGTTTATTATAACCTGGACGCAAGCTTGTATTACTATCAATTCCTATATAATCTATATCTAAAGCCATTGCTGCTACCATTCTTGCACCCCAACCTGCTGTAAAATCTAACACTCTTGTTGCTTTATATTTTTTATACATACATGCTGCTGCTGCTGCTCTTAGTGTATTTACTGTCCCCCATTGCAAATCTATTGCTGAACGAATAGACCCTAATACCGATTTACCTGGCGTCTTCTTATGAAGACGTTTGGCAAATTCTAACATCTTTTTACGTCTTGTTTTATTATTCCATTTATCTATAAATGATCTATTTCTATATTTTGTTTTTCTTCTTGCTTTTTCTGTACCCCAATCTATTAATGCATTTCCTGCTATAGATTTTGCATTCCAATCTTTTTGTTGTACTAATTTTCTTAAAGTTAAAAAATCTTTAATAGCCTCTCCTTTTGTAACATCCCTATATGGATAACTTGTATCTGTCCATTTTCTTTCCTTTTTTTTACGCTTAAATGTTTTCTTTTTATTTTTATTTTTTCTTTTTTTACTGGTTTTATTAAAAAAAAATTCACCTCCTATATTCATAATAAACTTATATTATATTGATATTATAAATTTATTAGTTCTTTTTTTTAAGTTTTTGTCTTATTCTCATTGTATCATAAAATGTTACCAAGTTTTGTCCTCTCGGTTTTCTTGGAACAAAATGCGATAATTTTGCATCTTTAGTTGCTAATAATACCTTTTTACAAAATTCATCCTGCTCATATTTTGCTTGCTGTCCTCTTTCCATAACTACTTCACGATTTTTACCATCAAAGAAATCATCATCCATAACTATTTCTTTTGGTCTCTTATATATAATTTTACTTTTTTTAGTTTCTGGATTTTTTTCTCTTACATTTCCTCCTTTACCACCTGCTCCTAAAGCTTTCAATGGGTCATCTTCCCATTCAGAACCAGAACCTAACGCAAATTTATCATAATAATCTTTATTATTTTTCTTAAATTTATTTGCGTGATAATAATGCTCAACAGAAGCCCATTTTTTACCATCCAATTCGAATAATGGAGGACGAACACCATCTACCTTTTCCCTAACATAGAAATTAGATAAAACCTTCCTGAAATCTTTAATATCACTTAATTCCTTATATCCTGATTTTTTATCTTCAGGCAAACTTTCACCTTTACCTTTACCTGGTTTGGCATTTGAAGACTTGGAATAAAATATAAATTCAATATCAGAATCAAACAAATCAGCATCTTCTCTCGTTGGTGTAGGAATCATTTCTACTTCTTCTAATTGCTCTTCTTCTTTTTCATCACCAGTTTCATTTTCAATTTTCTTATCTTCTATTTCTTTTCTCTTTATTGGAATATCTACTGTATCTCCTATTAATTTTGCAAACTTAGGAATATAATTATACAATGTTTTACCTTTTGATTTCATACATTTTTCTACTATACGAGTTTTCATACCATAAGGTATATCATGAAATCTATAAATCTTTTTATCTTTATAACTTATTAATTTGTAATGGTTTCCAGTATGTTCAAAAATTATATAATACTTAGGTTTAAAATATCTTTTCTTTTCTATTTCTTCATGAACAAAACCACCACATTGAAAAACACCATCATAATTTCCTTTTTTATATTGGTCACTTGATAATATTATAAATTTAGTATTTAATACAACTTCTAATGTTGTAATTGCCCACTGATCCGCCCAATAATCACATGTTTGCATTTTTTTCTGTAACTGGTCAAGCGTTTTAATATTCTTCAACCATTTAACATCTTCTATATTTTTTTTTACAGCTTTCAATTCTCCTTCTTGTCTGGTAATTTCAAGTTTTTTTGCGGAATGTTTTTTTCTAATTATTTTTGCCTTTTTCACTACTTCTAATCTTTCCTTTCTATCTTTTATTTTTTTACTTTCTTTTGCATATTTATTATATTCTTTACTTAATTTCGCAGATAATTTTTTATTTTTTGGTATATCTTTCATTAATTCTCGTAATTCTTTATCATACATATCATACCTTTCACGATAATTTTGAAACACTTTATTATCAACTCTTTCAACTAATTTATCTCTCACTTTTTTTATATCAGCATTAACATTTATTGTTTTAAATGCGTCTCTTATAACGTAAAAAAAACAATGACCCTTTCCTGGATTATCTATAACATTATAATTATTATTAGTCATGAAATCTTCAATCCATTGTGAATCAGATTTACCTGATTTTTTATAATTTTTTCTTTCTCTTTTATCTTCTTTTTCTTTTTCACCTTCTTGTAAAAAATCATCATCATCATCATCAATATTTAATTCAGCTAATACAGTAGGAGGATTTTTTAAATTTTCTGTTTTTTTTGATTCATCTTCATTTTTTTTATCGTTTTCATCCTCCTCATCCTCATCACTTAAATCGACTAATTCTTCTTCTTCATCATCCTCCCCACCTTCTTTTTCCTCATCACTTGAACCATAATCTCCTGAATCATAATCCATAACTAATTTTTCATTTTTCATACATTTATTAATATAAGGTTTATCTATGAAAGTATATAACAAAGGTCCATCTATAATAGAAATATCTAAATCACCATCTTCATCTTTTAAGTTTTCTAATTGTTTGCTATGAAATTCATAAACTCCAATTTGATATATTTTATTTGTTTCATCAACTACTAAATAAACAGGAGTAAATAAAATATCATTATCAATAAATGTAAATTTAATATCCCCTAAAGCAATAATAACTGGAATATTAAATAATTGAATTTGATACATAGAAACATCCCGTCCTTTATCATTTTCATCAATTTTTTTTAATTCTGCATATGAAACTTTATCATTAATTTTTGATAATACCATATAATTTATTCTAATATTAAAAATTTACTTAAGAAACTATCGTTACTAATTTCTTCAATATAAAACCACATTGTTTTTCTTCTTTGAACAATATCATAATTAGTCGATTCTTTTTCAAATATAACAATTTCTTCCACCAAATCTTGTTTTTTCTTTTTTCGTTTTGAAATACCATAATAATCGCAAATAAATTCTAATTGTTTTTTTGTATAATTACTATCATAATCTATTTCACTCGCAACATAATCATCTATAGTTAAATAATCCATGTTAGAATCATCTAACTTACATGATTCCGCATTAACTTGTTCCATTAAACTTTCATAAGTAACACTATTATCCGTATTCTTATTTGTTTCATTTAATGAATAAGATATATTTTTATTAGTCATAATAATATAATAATTAAAGTGTTTTTATATTATTATTAATATTAATCTTCTTCTAATTCGTCGTGTAGATCCATAAATTTAAATACCATTTTACTATTTAAACTTGGATATTTTTTTTGATTTAAATTAGCAAAATATTCAATAGAATTTAAAATATTATCCCAGTTATTAGATTTAGACAAATATTTTATTCCCGATGTTATCATTATACTAATATTCTCAACTAATTCTGTAATATGATTTGCTTTATTCTCTTTATTAATATCATTTTTGATTTGTTCAATAAAATCCATAATAATATTTTCAATTTCATTTTTATTAATAATTTCTAATTCTGCACAAATACTAAAGAAACTGCTTAATGCTCTGCGTTTTTCATTTTCTTTATTATATTCACAAAATAAATCATAATCTTCTGTTGCATCTACATAATTAATATTAGTGAATATACTTTTAAAATTCTTGAAATTTTTAAGACAAATATCCTTCATAATAGGAAATTGTTCAATTAATTCTTTATATAATGTGGCATATACTTTCGACCAAAACTTATGAACACTCCCGATTTCAAAAATAGCTTCTCCAATTTTTTCCAAAGAAGATTCACTATTACTTTCATCTTTAATAATATCTTTTATAACACAAACAATATCATCTAATACAATATCATAAGTTGTAATTGTTAATTTATTTAAACTACATCTGATTTTGTCCATTTGTGCTTGAATTCCTTCTGTATTTTTAATTAATTTTGTTTTTTTAAAATTTCTTATGGTATTCCAATCTTCTTCAGTAATTTCTCCTTTTTTTATAGGTCTTTGATGTCTGTAATTATTTCTTTTAAACACCGGTGTTTTTTGATATGATGGTGCACCAACTCTCTTAGATAATTTATTTATTTTATCAATTATTTCTTTACTTAATTCTTGAATTTTATTTTGATTTTCTAAATTTAAAAAGAAATCTAACATATATTGTCTGTCTGCTAATATAGAAGCCATTATCACTAATAATATTATTTATATTATTTTATTTATATCAATTTTGGATTAACTTAAAATTGAAACAAACTTAAATATATTATAACAATAATAATTACGATGACTTCAGTATTAGAGAACTCCTCAAACGAAAATTTATTATACAAAATTACAAGCTGGGATGATGAAAAATTAGATTTAAAACAAAAACTATTAAGGGGGATATATGCTTTTGGTTTTGAAAATCCAAGTTCTATTCAAAGTAAAGCACTTTATCCAATGACATATAGACCTGCCAGAGATATTATTGCTCAAGCACAATCTGGAACTGGTAAAACCGGCGCATTTGTAACCGGAACTTTACAAATTATTAATGAAAAAGTATTCAAAACTCAAGCAGTTATACTTGCTCCTACTCATGAATTAGCCATACAAACAAAACATGTGTTAGATGATATTGGTAGATTTTTAAAAATTAGAAGCCAATTACTTGTAGGAGGAACATCTGTTGAAAAAGATAAAAAATTATTATTAGATAATACACCGCAAATTGTTATTGGTACTCCGGGAAGAGTTCATGATATGTTTAGAAGAAAATATTTATCAAATAAACATATCAAATTATTAGTTATTGATGAAGCAGACGAAATGTTATCATCAGGATTTACAGAACAAATGTATAAAATATTTCAATATATGCCAAATGATATACAAATTGGATTATTTAGTGCTACTATGCCCGATGATTTACAGGAATTAACTGAAAAATTTCTAAGAAATCCTATTAAAATTTTAGTTAAAGCTGAACAACTAACTTTACAAGGAATCGCACAATATTTTATAAATATCGAAGATGATGTTCAAAAATATGAAACACTTAAAGATTTATTTTCCAGTCTTACTGTCTCACAAGCAATTATTTATTGTAATAGTACTAAAAGAGTTGATGATTTACAAGAAGCTATGGAAGCTGATAATTTTCCAGTTAAGAAAATTCATGGTAAAATGCCCGATGAAGAACGAAAAAAGACACATAAAGATTTTAAATCCGGAGGATGTCGTGTATTAATTACTTCAGATTTATTCGCCAGAGGTATTGATGTGCAGCAAGTAAGTATTGTTATTAATTTTGATATTCCTAAGAACGAACATACTTATTTACATAGAATTGGACGTTCTGGAAGATGGGGTAGAAAAGGTATCGCAATTAATTTTCAATCCAAATTTGATGCTACGAGACTAAAAAAATTTGAAGATTATTATTGTACTCAAATTGAAGAAATGCCTGCTAATTATACAGAGCACTTAGGATTAAATTAAATCGTTTAATAAATAATATCATTTTCTTTATTTCATTTAAATGTCAAATAAAGAAAACACCTTTTTTTCTGATAACACCTTTAAATTACCCATAGAATATTTAAATAACAAACAAAAAATCCCAGACAATATTAAAACTGATTTAGAATTAGTAAATACTGTTTCTGAAAATACAAAATCTATATATACTCATACATTACAACCTACTACAGAATTAGGTAAATTAAGCATTCCTTCTTGGTCAAAATATTTTACAACAAATAAATCTTTTTTAGAAGATTCGCAAAAATTATATAAAAATATTCATTCTATTCCATTTGAACAGTCAATTATTGATAAAATGCTTTCATCCTGGAAAGATGTAAAAGAACAAAATAATTTTTTAGAAAAATACCAATATATTGATTTTCAGAGATTTATGTGGCTTAATAGATCTTCTATGTTTTTATCTATTCTCAGTTTTTATAATATTTCTGCACCTGTATTACAATTAATTGCTCCTATATTTATTTTAATTGTTCCTTTTTTTGTACTTAAAATGATGCAATTACCTATATCTTGGGACTCATATTATAAAATACTTAAAGAAAATTTAAAAAATCATGCTGTCGGAAAATTATTCTTTTCTTTTAAAAATGCCTCATTAGGAAATAAAGCTTATTTACTATTCGCTGCTGGAATGTTTTTCTGGAATATTTACCAAAATATAATCAGTTGTTATAGATTTTATATTAATACTTACTATATAACAAAAAAATTTGAAATAATCAATGAATATTTAGATTATACTATAGAAAAAATGAAGTTATTTTATAATTTAACAAATAAATATACTTCTTATAATAAATTTAATGATAACTTATTAACTTATAAAGATAAATTACAAACATTTCATAACACTATTAGAAATTTACCTGTTAATACACATAAATTAGGCAAAATTAGATATATTGGAAAAATTATGAAACATTTCTTTGTCTTATATGATGATAATAATATACAAAATATTATTCATTACTCATTTGGATTTCATGGATATATCGATTCCATAATAGGTATTAATAAAAATATAAGAAACCAAAAAATCAATATATGTACCTTCAATAAAAAATTAAAATTTAAATTCAATAATTTTTATCATCCTTCCATTGAAAATCCCATCAAAAATAATATAAATTTAAAAAAAAATATAATAATTACCGGACCAAATGCTGCTGGTAAAACAACCACTATAAAAGCTACTATCATAAATATAATATTAACACAACAAATTGGTTACGGATTTTTTCATAGTGCCAATAATTCTATATTTGATTATATTCATTGTTATTTAAATATACCTGATACTTGTTCAAGAGATAGTTTATTTCAAGCAGAGGCAAGAAGATGCAAAAATATTTTAGATATTATAGAAAAACACCCCAATAAAAAACACTTTTGTATTTTTGATGAATTATATTCAGGTACAAACCCATATGAAGCTATCAGTAGTGCTTACTCTTATTTATCTCATATATCTAAAAATAAAAATGTAAGATTTCTATTAACTACACATTATATTAGACTTTGCAAACTATTTGACAAAAAAAACATTTCAAATAAATCTATGAAAACATTATTTAAGAAAAATAATGACCCTCATTATACTTATAAAATAACTAATGGTATTTCGACTGTAAAAGGTGGCGTTAGTGTATTAAAAAATCTTAGTTATCCTGATAATATAATAAACATGACAAATAAAATTTTAGAAAAAATGTAAAATTATACGTTTAATTATAATTTTTATTTTATTTTTATCTATTAATAATGGTTTTATCAAAAGGACTTATCATAAGCTTAGGCTTTAGTGCATTAAGTTGCACATTACTATTTTTATATTTCAGAAATAAAATTACTACAGTGGAGAGAAAAGTTAATGTTATGTTTGATTTAGTTCAAAATTATCAACCTACACAAGAATATTCATCCCAATCAAATCAATCATATGAACCTGTTAATGAAGATACAGAACATCATCAAGATAATCAAAATAACGAAAATACTGGAGCTTGGAACTTAAATGCTGAAGATGATAGAATTGTGATATCTGATGACAGTGACGATGATGATGATGATGATAGTGATGAAGTTAGCGATTCGGATAGTGATGATGAATCTGAAGAGATACCTAAATTATCTTTAGCAAAAACTGATAATATTTCATTAACCGAGAATGATATTAAAAAAATTTCTGTTAAAGAGACACCTCTAATTGATGACACAATTGAGTTGGAAGAAGTTGATAGTTTAGATGAAATCGATGATGACGATGATGACGATGATAATGATAATAACAATAGTGAAATTGAAATTTCTAATAAAGATATTAAAAAAATTTCTGTTACAAAAAATGATACGGAGGAAAATATTGATAATAATTATGATGATAACAATGAAAATGATAATGAAGATGATAATGAAGAAAGTGAAGATAATGATGAAGTATCCGAAGATAATGACGAAGTTGATTATACTCAATTAAAAGTTTCAGAATTAAAGTCAATTGCAGAAGCAAAAGGGTTAACTAATTATAAATCATTAAAAAAAACACCTTTAATTGATTTAATAAAATCAGCCGAATAATTATATATATTAAGTATATAAATGAGTTGGGCTACTTGTTATTCTGGTTCTAATAATATACATTTTAATACACCCCCCTTTATGAGTGATGGAAGATTATTTACTAATTTTAATCCTTCATATGATGCAAACACTAAATTTAGGGATAATTTAGGTATTAAAAATAACTTTGATTATAGACAATGGTTAATTGGAAACGGGAAATTTTTAACAGAAAAAAATAGTGTATTAGCTTGTAATGAGTGTTCTCCTTGTGTTAAAAAAGCAACACAAACATCACATCATCAAAAATATTTATTTGAAAGTTCTGCTGATATTTCAACTCCATATGGTTATGAAAATTCTGATTTAAAAAATTTATATTTTAGCAGACATGCTTTACAGTCTAAATTAGTTGCTCCCATTTTAACACAAGAGCAATTATTATTAAAAAAAGCTTCACAATAATTAAATATTATTAAATAACTAAATAATATTTAAATAATAATAACTATTATCTGTATGAACATATTAAGTATTGATGTTGGAATGAAAAATTTAGCTATTTGTTTATTTAAGATTACCGATGATTTAAATTACAAAATCCAAATATGGGATGTTATTAATTTATGTAATGAAAAAACTTATTGTTGTGGAGAGATAAATAATAAAACTAAAAAAATTTGCAATAAAAAAGCTAAATTTACAAAAAATAATAGATATTATTGTAAAATTCATGCTAAAAATAAAAAATTTAAAATACCACCTCCAGAATTAAATATTAAAAAAATTAAAAAATTAAAATTAATTCAATTAAAAGAATTAGCAAAAAAATATGATATAGAAATTCAAAAAAAAATAAAAAAAGATAATTTACAAAAAATTATATATGAAAAAATAGAGATAGAATACCTTGATAATATAGCTTCTATTAAAACGAAAGATTTCAACTTAGTTCAATATGGAAGAAATTTGAAAAAAGAATTCAATAAAATTTTTGAAAATATACAAATTGATGGAGTTATTATAGAAAATCAAATTGGACCATTGGCTATGAGGATGAAAACACTCCAAGGTATGATTATGCAACATTTCATTGAAAAAAATATACCTCTCGTAGAAGAAGTATCCGCTTCTAATAAACTTAAAGAATTTTTAGGTAATAAAAAAACTACATATTCCGAAAGAAAAAAAGAAAGTATTATTATCACAAGAAATATTTTAAATGAAAACAATTATCTTAATAAATGGTTGGAAATTTTCAATAAACACAAAAAAAAAGATGATTTAGCTGATAGTTTTTTACAAGGTAGATGGTATTTAAAAAATACAATTTTAAAAGAAAAAATAGAATAATATATTTATTATGCGGATTACTTAAAATTAAAAGGTCTAAGTAAAACATAAGATGGAAGAAATTAATCTGAATTTAGGAATTCCTAATTTGAATGTTAGTGGTAATGATTCTGCTGGTTCAATTAAAATTAATATAGATGACAGAAAACCCCAAAAAAGTGTAAATTTTGGTCCAGGTGCTGAAATGCTTATGAATCCTAAAAAAAATACAGCTACATCACCAAGAGCCGACATTAATTTATCTGAATTAAATGATATTGGAGATATTGATATTTCTGATAAACCTAAAACAAAAAGACCATCCTTTACTGATGTGACAAGTAACATATTTGGTAAATCCAATAGTAGTCCCAGTATTTCTTTAAAAATTGATGAACCTACTCCTATTAATCCTTTAAAAAGTGCAACAACTAATCCTAAAGTTGAAACTGCTGATGGATTTAAAACATTTAACGAAATTCCTGTTGCACCATCTGCTCCCCCTCCCACTCCTTCTCTATCAGCCGAAGAAACACTGAGAGAAAAATTAAAAATTTTAAGAAAACTTGAAGATTTAGAAAAAAGGGGAATACAACTTACTAAAAAATATAGTATGGAATCATCTTTGGCTGAAATGAAAGGTGAATACGAGATGATTAAAAATGAAAAAGAGAAAAAAAACAGTGTCAAATTTCAGGGGAAAATGTTAATGGCTTTTGTTAGTGGATTAGAATTTCTTAATGGAAGATTCGATCCATTTGATTTAAAACTTGATGGTTGGAGTGAAGCTGTTAATGAAAATATTGATGAATATGATGATGTTTTTGGAGAATTGCATGAAAAATATGGAGGTAAAGCTAAGATGGCACCAGAAATCAAACTATTATTTATGCTTGGAGGAAGTGCCGCTATGTTACACATGACCAATACAATGTTTAAATCTTCTATGCCCGGTATGGACGATATTATGAGACAAAATCCTGAACTTATGCAACAATTTCAATCTGCTGCTATGAATTCAATGAATCAAAACAATCCCGGCTTTGGACAATTTATGGGAGGAGTTATGGGAGGTGGTGGCGGCGGAAGCGGACCTATGCCTCCAATGGGAGCACCTGCTATGCCTCCAATGGAAATGAGACAAAATCCACCACAAATGAGAAGAACTCGTGCAAGACCCGATGTTGCCGCAAGTAGAAGACCACAATTTAATGATGCTGTCGATATTAATGATAAATATTCAAAAACACCAAGACCTGAAATGAAAGGACCCAGTGACCTAAACGATATATTATCTGGATTGAAAACTAAAAAAATTAATATTGCTCAAAAAGATACAAACAGTGTTGTAAGTGTTAATGAATTAAATGAAATGAAAAACTCTGTTTTAGAAAAACCTAAAAAATCCAGAAGAAAACCCAAATCTGAAAGAAACACTATCAGTTTAAATTTTAATTAAAAATAATAATTAATTATATTATATGGTTTTAGGTATTATTTTATATGAAAGTGCCGATTTAGCATATAATGTTGTAAAATTAGGTTATAATGGTGTTACCGGTGTATATAATTGGTGGTATCAAATTGAACAAATAGAAAAAGAAGAATCTCATAATGAAACCAAAGAATTAATTAAACAATTAAAATTATTAAACAATAAAGTCGAGGAATTAGAAAATATTATACAAAAAAGATAAAAATATTAATACTAATTAATAAATTTAAATAGTATTAATTTATTTTCTACGAGTTTTCTTTCTTTTCTTTTTTTTTCTACGAGTTTTCTTTCTTTTCCTCTTTTTTCTACGTGTACTTTTCTTTCTTCTCCTTTTTTTACGAGTTCTTTTACCTCCTTGTTGATTTCTTCTAATATCATCACTTCTTAAATTATCTTTTGCTTTTCGGGTTGCTTCATTACTGGGATGAAGTGTATTGGTATGTCTTTTTGCACGACCAGGGGCTTCCTCCCTATCTTCCTTTCCTTGACCCTTACGTACTAATTTTCTCTCCTCATCTAATCTTCTTCTTTCTCTATTTTTAACTCTACTTAAATTATCCGTAGGTTTTAAGTTTCCAGGGGTCCTGATTTCTTGTCGAGTTCGTGCACCTGATTCTTCTATCTGGGCAGATGTAGTTTTACCCCAGTTCTTAATATCTTTCTTATTATTACTTCTTTCAAACTTAGGAGTTACATCTGTTGCTTTATCAAGTCCTTTTCTTAACTTTGCCATAGCATCATCACAAGTTCCATTATTCATTATCATATCATGAATTTTTCTTTTTAGTTCTTGTCCTCTACTTTCTCCTTCTGGTTTTTTACTATTTAATTTTAAAAATAATTCTAATTTAACTTTTATATTTTTTGTATTTTTTTTGTCACCAAGACTAACATTATCTTCCATTTCATAATTATTTCCATTACTTTTTATTATTTTAACTCCAGTTATGAGATATGATTGATTAGGTCCGGGTTCTACTAAAGCATCCAAATCTAATATTTTAGATTCTCCATCATATTCAGAGCCTTTTATATATGATGGAATAAATGCTACTTTTTCTATTTTCTCTTTCATTTCTGTTCTTTCTTCTTTTGCATTTATTGAACCCTGCAATGTATCTTCTATTAGCATTTTATGATATTGATATGGTTTAAAATTTTCAGGAATTCTAACCCCAACTGTTTCATTTTTAATTTTTATTGTAGATATGCTTCCAGCAACAGCATTTTGAGGAATAAGAAATTCTACAACCCAACCACCCAGTGTTTTACTTTTTTTAATTTTAGTTGGAAATTCATCAGGAATAAATTTTTTATTTACAAAATTTTGAACATGTTCATTTATTTTATCCCCAAGAGTTTCTTTATTACTAATTGATTCATCCTCACAAAAAAATAAATTCATTTTAGCAATTTTAACTAATTGTTTATGATTTATCATTTTTTCTTTTTTTTCTTCTCCCTTTTCTTCTTCCAAATATTCTTCATATTCATTTAAATCTTTTAATTTTGTTAAATTGCCTAATATAGGATTAGTAAATTCTATATTATATGTTTTTTTCCCATTTAGATCTGATATTTTTAATACTTTAGCTTCTAATCCAAAATTTTTATCAGTTTTATCTCTGGGAATATATTTTACAATATCTCCAACATCTATTTTTTCTGTAATATTTTTTTCCTTTTTTTCAAAATTAGAATCAGTTAAAGGAAATAACTTTTTACCAGATAAACGTGTTTTGTAATTAAATGATATGTTGAATAATGTTTTATCACCACATTTTTTTGATACATCTATATCCTTACTATAGGTTGTTACTTCGGGTTTTTTTCTTTTTTCTATACGTCTCATTATTTCTAACCTTTCAATATCATCGTCATGAATTTTTTTAGAACCAGTCGTCGCAGCACGACGTTTTGAGATTCTTTCGCTCATTTCTTTTTTTTCTTTTTTTTCTTTTTCTTTATTTATTTTAGTAGCCATTGTCTATTAATATAAATAAGTGAGAAATTAAACTAAGGATTTAAAATTATTTAAGTTTCTAAGATGTTCTCTTCTTTCATTTCTTTTTCTTACTTTTTCTAAAACTTGACGAGCTTTTTTTAATTCTTCTTTACTTACTTCATTATCACCATCTAAGTCTAATAAATGTTCATAATTTCTATATTTACGAGGTATAATACATAAAGCACTTTCTTCATTAAATAAATGTTGAGTTAAAATAGTGAATATTGCAGTTAATGCTAAAGCAATCAATATATCTCTGCTTCCCATCCAAGATATAGCAAAAATCAATATTTGTCTCCCTACATTATTCTTAAGGTATTCTTCCTGAGATTTACTTAATTCTACAGTTACATATTTTGAACCTATATTTAACATTATCATAACTACTCCCGCAAAAAATTTACTATTATTTAATGATTTCAATGATTCTAAAACATTCTTTATCATATCTAATATTTAGTAAGAAAAATATTTATTTACTCGCATTTAAAGTAGCTCTCTCAGAACGTACCTTTAATATTCTATCATTTTCAGTTTGACAAGGAGATGTAAAATTAGCTGGTCGCCATGTTTGTACATTTACTTTAGGTTCTGATTCTTCTTTTTCTTCAATAACATTACAAAAAGTTTCTTTTGTATCCAATAAAATAATATTAATTAAAGCCATTATAATTCCCGAAGTAATTCCAATATTTTTTGCTACATATGCATTTAGGCAAATTAAAAACACTAAATATAATTTATTATTTGCAATATTTTCTAAAAATACAGGTTTTTTGTATATTAATGATACTAATACAGCAAGTAAAAAAATTTCAAAATAATTATCCATATATAAAATTGTAATATTTTTATTCAGTATATTAATATAAAATTATAATCTTATTTTTTTATAAGTATGGCATCAACTCTTTCATATTCTGATTTCTCATCAAATAATAAATTAATGAATAATTTTAATTCACAAAAAAGAAAAAATAGAACAATTAAAAAAAAAAATTCTAAAAAAGTTAAGGAATTCCTAAACACGATGGGAAGTATAGAAAACGACGAAGAAGAAGATTTAGCAGATTTTACTTCCCCATTAAAACAATTTCCACCAAATCCTGAATTAACAAAACAACCTGACGAAAAAGTAGAAGATAATAATAATACAGATTCCGCAATCGGTCCAGAAGCATTTACTAAATTAGATACAAATAAAACAAAAAATATGAATTATCAAGACTATTTTAATACTTATGTGCCTTATTATAATAAAGCAGCCAATAATGCAAATCTTCACGGATCTAAAGATGAATTAATGAGAAAATTAAATTATATGATTCATCTTTTAGAAGAAAATAAAGATGAAAAAACTCAAAATGTTACCGAAGAACTTGTTTTATATATGTTTTTAGGCGTTTTTACTATTTTTGTTGTTGATTCATTTGCTCGTGCCGGAAAATACACTCGTTAATATTATTTAGCATTTTTAATAATATTAACTTAAATAACTATATCATCTGGGTGTTTTTCATCAATATCATCTTCTATATTTTTACAACAACAATCACATTTACAACACCCTATTGGTTTAAAAATATATTGATATTTTTTATAATTGTAAGTATATTTTAAAATTAAGTACAAGAATAGTATATTCAATACAAACGAAGAAATACTGGATATCGAAATCACAAATATAGAGTATGAATATGTATTAACAGATAAATTGTAAATGATTAATATTGATAGAATTGTATTATTTAAATATCGCGAAATAAAATGACTCATTGTCATGGTGTGAAATTTTTTTTCTTCTTCTTCATTTTTATATCCATTATCATATAGAATATTAGACAAAAAATAGTTAGAGAATACTGGTAAATTTTCCAATCTTTTCATAAAAACCTCGGAAAAAAATGCTAAAATTATTACAGGACTTTCGAAACAACAATATTTGACGAGATTAAACCACAATTCAGACAATAATACAAGTCTAATTATAGGAATTAAAAATAATAATAAAAAATCAGAAAGTATAAACCATAATAGAACATATCCATTATATATATTACCAATGCAAGCTAATAATCCTATTCTTGAAATTACTTCTGTTATTCTATAAAAACTTAATAATAAAACATATCTACTATTACTTTTTATTGGTTTTTCTCTTATATCAAATGGTATTGTATAGTCCAAACTTTTTGCTATATTTCTTATAATTTCTCTATTCTCATTATTAAATGAAAATATTTCATATGATATTAAACTTGTTATTAAACTAAAAATAGATAAAGTTATAGATATATAATATGTAATTATTTCATTATAAGTGTATATCGATGCATTTTTCAATATAATAAATAATTGAAATAATGATTCAGGAGCACTTTCAAGTAAAGACTCTATCATTCTTATATCAACAAAAATGCTTGTTTTTCTACCTATTCTTAAATTATCTTTGACCTCCTCCACAAAATGAAGTTGACATATACCATAAGCAATAATTAAACCGAAAAACTTTAGGAAAATACTAACACGGCGTGCGGTGGAATCCGCGACGCGTATCGGTTGTGCAAGAGATGTGAGGGACCTAACAGTTGTAGCTATAACAGGAAGAAATAAAATTATTAAACATAATGTAAAATATTCAGAATTTCTACTTTTTAAATCAACCAATACAGCTATATCACTTCCAATATCAAAAAAATGAAAACCTACAGTAAAAATAGTTTGTAATACAAATATCTTATAATATGTCAAATTAAAACAACAACATTTTAATAGTGTTCGTTGTTCAGGGAAGCATTTTACAATACAACATTTACACATAAATTAATATAAATAACTAATTACACTTTATATTAATTTAAAATAAACACATCGTTACTTAAAAATGGTCTATATGCAAAATTATAAAAATAATATGATGCTTTAGTTTTTTCAACCTCGCGATATCTTTCTATTATCTTTTTTAGTATAATATTGTTATTTGATATATTTTCAATAAATAATCTTGTAAATTTCATTTCATTATATATCAAACTTATTGAACACATAAATCCCAAAACAAATACACTTTCATCTGTTTCCTTAAAACTACATATACATTCTATACTTTTATTACCATTGTATGTAGTATGAGTATTATGAAAAATAAATATATCATACGGTTGTTTATTTATTAATGTTACAGTTATAAATATTTGATTTGATAAAAGAAGTGATTTAATATGATTTAAATGCGGTGTAATAATACATTTAAATTTTGATTTCATTAATCTTTCATAAACATCAAAAAAATAATTAAATGTATTTTCTGTTATCAAAATAGTATTTATAGTTGGTTCATCAAATACAACTGACTTATCCCATCTTGAAATATCAAATAAATAATTATTATATGCTGTTAAAGGAACAATTGATGTCACATCACCTTCTCTTTTAAATAAAAACACTGGCTCACTTCTTTTATAACGACAATTTACGTAATGAGTATAAATTATTTTTGGTGCCAATCCTTTTTTTCTATATTTTTTATGAACACACAAAAAATCAACATATTGAACTGGTAATTTATTATTTCCAATAAAACAATCTAAGGGTCTTGAACTCATTGTTCCTACCATTCTTTTTAAATTATTTTTATCATACATAATCGATAAATAAGATTTTCTATTATGACTTTGCAAATAATTTAAAACATCCATTTTAGAAGGATTATATAGTTCTTGTTTATTAGGTAAATAATGTTTTTTTATAAAAAAAGCAAAATGATTCTTAATTTTAATTGGAATATTATCATAAATATCAAAAAAAATTTTTTCATCATAAAATTTATTTTTTTCTGGATTTTCATGTTGAATTATTCCTGGTGGAATTATCCAATATTTTAAATTATGAAAATGAAAAACAGGCTGTTTCGACCAAAAAGGAAATTTTATCTTATAAATACCAATTATCAATAAAATAACACTGATAATAATAATTAGTTTATACATTATTAATTATGTACTTTATAATTAATTATATTAAACGAAATTATTTAATATAATATAATAATAATGAATATTGGCAATTATATATTAAAAGAAATAATTAAACATATTGATGATAAAAAAGTTATAAAATGGAATTTACCAAATACTAAGAAAAAAACAATAATTTGGAAAAATACAATACATCAAATTAAATATTCTTTACAATATAATATGTATAAATATAAAGCATTTACGAGAGGAATGGAGAAACTTACAAAATACGAAAAATCTTTTTTAAAATACAATATACACTACGCAGGATTAAATTTTTTGCCCGAACAAATTATAAAAATAATTGATATAATAAACAATTTAAAATTAATATTAGCCGAAAGAAAAAAATTTCTCCCCTTTCAATCAAAATCACGATTTTATCTACAGGATAATCACATTGCTACAAAAAATGCACGTATACTTGCATCACGTTCTCAAGATTTAATTAAATATATAAAATAATAAATATTTTATATTAATTTATTACACAACAAATATGTTCTTTTTGTATAATATGTTGCATCTCCCCATCTTCTTCAAAAAAATGTAAAGAATATTTGTTCATACCAGATAGTCAGCTATAATTGGATGGCATAGTTACATAAAGTCTGCGAGTTCTTTTACCAGCTAATCTTTCAACATCTCCAACATGTGGTGCGTATTGTGATTGAAATAAATCTAAGAAAGCTTGAATATATTTTTTTTCTTTTCTTTCAGGAACACATAACATAAATAATTCTTGCTTACCTTCTGCTTCTCTTTCTACTAATGCAAAAAAATTACATTTTATTTGTGTTTGAAATTTTTCTTTTTCTTTTTGCCATTTTCTACCATATATATCTTGTAATTCATCAAAAGTAGGAATATTTAAATCCGTATATTCTTTTTCTCCATCAAGAGTTTGGCTTAATAATGGAAATTGCGAGTCAGACATATTTTATATTAATATAAATAAAAAATATAAAATATTAACGAATTATTCTGGTTTATATAATAAATATAAGAATTGGTTTTGATACTGAGCTGTAAGCATATCTATTTTACCTTGTAATATAAATCCTATATTTTTTGCAAGTCCCAAAATATGTTTTTGTGTTTCCATATGTAATTTGTGACTATTTTGTCTTATATGTTTAGTTTTATCATCTTTAAATATCTCATTGAATTCTGCTAAATTATTTTGATTATCTAAATCAAATTTTGCTTTGTATTGAAAATCTTTAAATTTTACAGTTGATGTAGTTATTCTTTTTGTTGCATATTTTTGTGCACTTACAAGATGTAATGGATCAGCTACATTTAAAATAGGGTCGAATTTATCTCTATTAACTAAATGTAAAACCAAATAACCACCAGGCATTAACCAATCATAACAATTTTGTAAAAATCTATTTTTATCTTTAATATAATAAATTGTAAAGTAAAAACATGTTATAGTTGAAAAACTGTTTTGAGGATATAACATAGCTTCTAATGCGTCTCCCTCTTTGAAAGTTAATTCAGGATATTTAGTTTTAGCATATTTTACCATAGCTTTTGATTTATCAAGACCTTCAGCTTTATATCCTTCTTTATTTAATAAATTAACATGACGACCTGTTCCTGAACCAATATCCAAGACTCTATTAATTGAATTTATTTTAATTAAACGTTTTATTTCTCCTACTTCAAAATCATTTTTTACTTGATCTAATAATAAATCATCATAAAAATCTACATAAAAATCATCATATATTTCGGTTCCTCTTTTTAATACAAATTTTTCTTTTTGAACAAATCCCTCCTTATAAATTATATCTTTATTAACAAACATTAAAATTATAAGAATAATTCCTGTTATTAATGCTATTTTAGTCCAACCTTTTACTTTGATTATTTTTTTTATATTTTTTTTAAAAAAACTAATTATTTTTTTGATTATTTTACTAATTTCTTTCATCACTTATATGTATTATAGTTATTTTTTTTATGTAAAATTGTATATAAATATGTATGATAAAGAAATTACTGATAAAAGAAATATAAAAGAATTTAGAGGAATTACATTTTCAAAATTTAAAAAAAGTGAAGCTAAAAAAGAATTACTAAATAATTTGAGTAATGGGAAAATAGAACCAGCGTGTTATTGGGCAGGAGAATTTATTTGTGCTGGTCATTTTGCAGATATTTGGGAAATATTATTATTATTTTCAAGTAAAAATATACACATAGGTAATCCCAAATTACCTTTATATTTAGAATTAAGAATTGAAAATTTTAAACAAATTTTAAATGGTGGATATCAAGAAAATATATTAAAAATGAGAAATAATGATAAAATAAGAAAATTATTTGCTGAAGTTATTTGTGTGTTGTGTATGTCTAAAAAAAAACACAGTTTTGATAATATAAAAGTACAAAATGATGATTTTAATATTACAAAAATTTCTTATAAAATGAAAGCTAATACAACTGATTATGCTCGTAAAATTTATAAAAAAGAAGACCCTACGGAATTATTTATAGGGGTTAATGAATTTTGTTGGAATATTTTAAAAAAACAAAAAAATAGTTCTTTAGCATGCTATTGGTTAGAATGGATATTAGGGTTTGAAGATATTTATAAAAAAGAACATAAAAAATATTTTGCTGGCAGAAGAAATAATATTCCTGTCGATACTTCTTATCAAAAAGATATTATTTGGATAATATGGGATTGTTTATTAATGGAATCTAATAGTAGAAATAAAGGATTACATAAAATTATTAAAGCTTTATTAAGTATGTTTTGTTTAAGATATAAACCTGGAGTTAGAAAAAGAAGAAAATACATTATTTATTTTGCAATAAATTTATTAACAGAACCTTTAGATAATAAAATTCCTATTATAAAAAATACACAAGAAATTGAAAATATTAAATCTAAAATTAATATTATTTATAAACAAATTAAAAAAAATGAAGTCAAACCAGCAACAGATTATTTATTCAATAATAGTATGACTAATAATAATTTAGAAAAAACTATTAGTAAATTAGAAAAAATGAGTGCGTTGACTGGAATGGTTCCAAGAAGTTAATTTTTTTTTCTTTTGGTATGTTATAAATGGGAGTACCAAGAGGAAGAATTATGCGAAGAACACAAAGAACTGGCGATGCGGTTACAATAACATCAGCTGATGGAAGAGAGACTACAGCACACAAAGGAGGAATCTACAATTGGGGAGGTGATTCTAAGGGCGGACTTATGGGAGGTATTGGAAAAAGCTATCATTTCCACCTTATGCTCGCTTCTTGCTGCAGAAACTCAAATGGTGGTAAGGGACTCGGTGTAAATACAAAGGACGGAGATGCCGCCAATGATACTTTATAAATTCTTAGTTAAATATTTTGATAATTTATTAAATATTTAGCAAAACTATCATGCGTAACTTTTTTTCTCAGTAAATTACATAATGGCACGCAAGTCCAGAGCACGCAGATCACGCACTTTAAAAGGCGGCAAACGCCGCAAGTCCCGCAGCAAGTCTCGCAAGAGCCGCCGCACACGCAAACGCAGAAAGTCCCGCAAGCGCAGACGCTAATTAAATATATATTTGTCTAATTATATTATAAATGATTAAACAAATTAAAAACTTTTTAATATTTTCAGTTATTTTCTCCACGATAGACGCAGTTTATTTAAAATCTTCTTCTGGTTATTTTAATAATCAAATTAAAATGATACAAAATAATAATCTTAAATTAAAACCTATCTCTACCATTTTATGTTATCTAACTTTAACTATTGGCATTTATTATTTTGCCATTTTAAAAAAACTTACTTATTTAGAAATTTTCCTTTTAGGAATATTTGTCTATGGTGTCTATGAATTTACAAATCACGCTATTTTTAAAAATTGGAAATGGAAAACTGTATTAATGGATACATTATGGGGGGGAATATTATTTTCCAGCAGCGTTTATATTTTTAGAAAAATTACTAATTAATTTAGTCTTTCATATAAATTATATATGGTGTTAAATAACCTCCAATTATTAGTAAAAACATATTCGCATTAAATGATTGTTCTTTCAAAAATGATGACAATATAACTCCTACTAAAACTAAAATACTATCTCCCCACAACGCATCTGCCTTAGCAAACTTAGCCCAATCCTTAAATAAATCTAACATATTATTGCTACCTTTTGGAACCATTTTAAAAACTAAATAAAATAAAAAATCAAATAAAATTTGAATCAAAACTGCTATTACACCAAACTGAAATAAATCAACCTTCCATTTTAAAACATAAACAACATATCTTGCTATTAGAAGATAAATTACTCCTATCAAAATATCAGCTAACATCGCACTAAGTCTATATTTTTTATACCAATTTGCTAATACCTTCCATGATTTTCCTGTTCCCAATATTCCCGCAAATGTTATTAAAATTATTAATAAATCCGCATATAAATTTGATGTCAAAATTGGTAAGTAATCATTTTTATCATTGTAATTTGTTAATGGTTTTAAATTTGTAGTTTTAGATATAAAAAATGTAAATATAAAGGAAAAAATAAGCAATATAAATCCTTGCATATATATTTTATAAATATTAAATTGTTTCAAATCTCGGTCTTTTAGGAATAAATTTTGGTAATTCAATACTTACTTTTCTTTCTTCTAATTTTGATTCTATCTCACTATTTTTATTTATTGCTACTAATTGACGATTTTGTTTTTTTATTTCTTTTCGCAATATTTTTAACATAACTCTACTTATTGTATTATTTATCGTTTGAAAAATCTTAATTATTCCTCCTGTTACACCTACTACTTCTAATAAAGTAAATTTACCAATAGTTTTATATAACCACCAATCACTAAGTCCGGCAACTAATAATGTATTTGTTGTTATTAATAACCATTCTAATATACATTGAAATTTATTTTTTAATTTATCATCCACATTGTAATTTGGTAACTTTTTTTCATCTATAAATAAATCTTCATAATATAATGGTCTTGATGCTGTATAATAAACTATTTTTGGAAAATTCCAAAATAATATAAAAGCTGAAAATCCTACAACTACTGGTAAATAATAAAAATTAAATATTTCCGGATAAATTGCTAATATCGGACTTAATATAAATGGTAAAAAATATCTCTTACATTTTATATCTTTACAATTAGTTTTAGAACAATCTATATCTAAACATAATAAACACATATTATCTAATAAAATCTGTACTACTAATTTTAAACCACTTATAGAAATACATAAAAATAATTTAATATTTATAAAATGTATATGAGTAAAACACCATCTATTATGAAAACAGTTACTCCTAATACATCATTCCTTAATGCAAATAATATAAGTGAAAATACTATTCCTCAGGAAAAAATAGGCACACAAAAAATAATTTTATATATTTTTCTATTATTTAGTGTATTAATTTTACTTTATAATTCTTATTTACATTTTTATAAAAAAACCGACATTTTAGAAAAACATTTCGGTATCAATATTTCACAATATTTTCAAAATACTAAAATTGGGGCAAAACATTTTTTACAGGGAACTAAAGATACTGTTGATATTTCAAAAAAAAACCTTGATTTAAGTCAGGGGTCAAAAATACACAATATTAATAAAAATTCACCAATAGAAAAAAAAATGGATTTGAAAGATAAATATGCAAAAGATTTAGAAAAAATAGACTCTGATAGTTCTTATAATAGTTCATTTAAAAAAACAAAGAAAAATGGAGGATTTTGTTATATTGGTACAGACAAACGTCATAGACATTGTGTTAAAATGCAATCAGGCGATGTATGTTCATCTAATAAAATATTTCCAACAAGAGATATTTGTATAAATCCAAATTTAAAAGGTTAATTTATAATTAATTAATAATTATTTATAAATTTAAGAACGGAAAAACCAACGAAGTGAAAAATATGGTGGGAATATATTCATACTATCATCTGACTTCAAATTTGGTCCTTTTTTGACTAAATTATCAATCTCAACACCTGTTAATGCTTTATGGAAATATCTTAATGATGATAAATTACCTGAAAATCCATTATTCCTTGTTACGTGCACATCTCCGTAATTTTGTTTTGGAACTGCACTGAAAACATGTCTATGTTTTATTGTTCCATTTATATATACATCCAAGTTTCTTCCTTTATTTACAAGTGCAACATTTATCCATTTATTTAATGGAATATCTGGTATAACTACTTCTTCTAATACATTTTCAAAAGTATTCATATAAATTATCATATTATTTGTATCTTTATCTAAATATACTCCTGGTGAATTATTTGGAAATGCCATTCCATCTAATGATGTGGTTGAATCACCCTCTTCCCAAGATTGAGTATTGCTTCCTTGAATATTTCCAAGAGACCCTTTATTAAAAATATGTTTCTTTCTTGTTGGTGCATTACCGGTCTTTACATCCCATGTTGTATCTTTTATCCATAACCATACTGACCACGTAAATTCTATACCTTCACTCTCATTTACTGATCTTAAAATCGGAACAGAATCCTTTAATCCGGGTTTTTGCGTTACTGTTTTTTGACGCTGAGCATCTCTTAATCCAGCAACTAATATTGGATTTTTTGATGGTGACAGTAACCAAGTTAATACTCTCGAACCTATACGAATTGCAATTATGAATAAAAGAATTATCAGTATTAAAAAACATACTTTTGCCACTAATGAATTTGAATTTAAAAAATCACTTCCCCCGCTAACAAATCTATTATTCCTAAATTTAGACATTATATTCGAGGCATTATATTCTGCGTCTGATATACCTTGACCAACTTTACTAAATGGATTATTATAATTTTCTTGAAAACCTGAATAAGACATTCTATATATATTATTAATAAGATTTTTAGATTATAAAACTTATTGATAAAAACAATATTAATAAGTTTATAATGAAAAGCTGGTTACTTCTTCTTCATCTTTCATAAATGCTAATTTAAGTTTGTATGCATTTGCTGCACTTGTTAACCAGCTTCCTCCTGGTCCTTCTCTGTAAATCTCATATGCTTCACGAGGATTTACTGTTCTTGAAATATATCTAAACTTTGATATTTCACCTTCAAATCCACCTTTATCCTTTCCACTTGGTTTAGGACATACCTTAATTGGTGCCTCTTTTTGTCCTGTTGTATAAGGAGGGTTGGGAAGAATTGTTGTTTTTACTAATTTTCCATCAATATATGTATCTACTGCTCTATTATTGGTTGATACCATAATATGAACCCATCTCTGTATTGGGATATTTTCTACACCTATTGAATGACAGTTTGTACCTCCACTACCACATAAACCGTTTCCTGATGCCATTGAAACATTTAAGGTATTGGTCGAAGCTGCTAAAGATACTTCAGTATAGTGGTCCGTCTCTCCTGCTTTTTGTCTTGTAAATATAACTTTCTTATCTCCATATCGATATTGCCAATCTTTAATGTAAATCCATAAAGAGTATGTGAAATCTACTGAATTTTTATTACCTGGGATTTTACTCGATGGAATTAATTTCTCATTTTTTGCATTCCCTCCACTATATAATGTATTTGATGTTGAATCTAAAAACACGTGTGTATATACTAAATATAATACAACTACTACTATTGCTACCAATAATATTTTTTTGAAATTTATCATAATATAATATACTATTAGAAATTATCTAAAATATAAATTACCTAAACAATCGGGGGATTTTTATTTTTTAACATTCTATAATTCAAATCTATTCTCTCTTTTGATATTGAATTTGGAAAATATACTACATTACATATACCTCCTTTTACATTCCCACCAACTGTCATTTCTTTAGAATTTATTTTATCTAAAACTCCTCCTATTGTTGATACTAATTTTGAATCTACAAATATATCTAAAACTCCACCATCATAATTTAATACTATATTTGTCCATTTTTGTAAAGGAAAATTTTTATAAATATATTCTTTTTTATTACCTATCTTGCCATCCCCATAATCAAAATTATTCATTGTTATTTTTAATTTATTATTATACGCATTATATGATATTGCTGAATTTTCATTAAATTTCAAAATATTTTTAAACTTATTTAAAGGTGATTGATTTCCTCTTAAAAATACCCAACAATTTATTGCAAAATTATGATTATAATGATAATATTCTTCTTCTGATTTTACTTTACCATAAATTTTTGTTTCCTTTTCTAAATATATTGGTTTTCTTAACAATATTGAAGCGCTTACTTCTTTATTTCCCTTCTTATATTTCTCCATTTCCTTTATTTTTTCACTAATATCGTCTAAGCTTTCTGTTAAATTTTTTATTTTGAGAACTTCTTCTTGGATTACTTTTATAATATCTGTTTGTTCTGTTATTTCTAAATTAGTTAAATAAATTTTTAAATCTTCCAAATTCGCTGCCTCATAATATTCATTTTCTACTTTTAATATTTCTTTTATATCATTTTCTTTAATTTTACCATTAGATATCTTAAATATTTTTTTTTTACTATTTTTTATATTTCTATTTATGAAATATTTCTCTGTTCTAATATTTTCTAACTCTTTTTTTAATAAAAGTTTATGGTCTTTTACATCTTTTATGTCCGTATATATAAATTTATAAATCAACGGAAATAATACATATGACAATACTATTACCAATTCTATTACAAATATCAAATATACCATTTTTGGTGTATGTCTTAATTGATTATAAATAAATTTCACTGTATCATGAAATAAACATGGGATTATAAATAATATGTAAAATAAATTTCCTAAAACTTTATTCTTTTTTAAGGTATCATTCACTACTTTATTTTTCTTAAGTAAATAATATCCAAGCGACATTAATCCTACTGAAAACATTATCATCAACATTTGGGTTCCTGCTACTGTGAATAAAACATTAGTTGAAAATAAATAAAGAATTATAGCTGATATACCTAAAATTAGACCTGCTCCTATTATATGTTTCAAATAACTTGCTGATTCATTAAATAACCATGCTGTTTTTGCCCTTGTTGTTCCCGTATAAGGAAATCGCCTTTCTTTTGATTTTGATGATTGATATTTGTCTATTCCTAATACCGATACTATACCTAATACTGCTAAGCCTACAAAAGCAACAAATACCCATTTCATCCAATCTTCTCCTTCATGGGTAAATCCAAAATATAAACCAAACCCTCCTGCTACCATTAATAATAATACCGCAATTTTTTGAAAATCACCCCATACTCCCGCTTTATTTAAATTATTGATTTCTCTCCAACTTTTGTAGTTCGTACCTTTTAATTTATTTATTAATGTTACTGCTAATCCGTCAATAGGAATAAAATATAATACAAATACTAAAAAATATAATAATTTTCCTATTAACTTTTGTATATACTCTCGTATAAATATTGATGTGTTGCTGCTTCCAACTAATTTTTTAAATCCTAATCCTACAATTACTACTAATGTTATTATTGAAAATACTATTACTATTGTACTAATTACACCCATTGGCTCATTTTTTTCTTCATCTGCCATTTATATTTTGATTATATTAAATAATTACAAATTATTTGATGCTGTTTTAATAGCATGACAATTATTGCATAAAGCGGCTAAATTCTCTACATTATTTGTTCCACCAAATTGTAAATCTATTTTATGATCCACTTGAAATGTATGATTTAATTGCTCACCACAACCATTACATTTCCAACCTTGTTTTGCTGCTACATATTTCTTTTTTGTTTCACTCACACTTCTCTTTGCTGTACCTCCTGAATTTAACATTCTTTTTGTTTGTGGGTTCATTTGTATATTAATATTTGAATTACCCATTTGACTTACTCTACTTTGAGCATTTGTAAAATCAAATAATGGTGTTAACATATCACTTGTATTTGAATCAACCGGCATATATTTTATTAAGTCTGTCGCATGTCTCACTAAATTTTTACTTTCTCCAGGATTTTTATTGATAAATAAATACATACTAAGACCTACAAATCCAAATGTCGCCATCTTATAATATTTTTTTCCCCTTGATAAATATTCTGTAAATTTACCATCATAATATGTATTTGCCATTAAAAATGCTGTTATTAAAAATATCCAAAATTTTATTTTCATATATATTATTCAAATATATATAAAATTATTATTTATGCCTTTTTGTAAATCATACCTAAACGGTGGTGCTTTTTACCTTTGTAAGTTCTACCTTTATATTTAAATGAAGGTGCCCCTGTCTTTTTAGCAGCTAACATAAGTTTGAAAAATGGATTAAGTTTTCTCTTGCGAGTCTTCTTCTTTCCCTTCTTCTTCTTCTTGCCACCTTTCATTGATTTACGCTTACGTTTTCCTCCCTTCTGTTCATCGCCCCCTCTATGTCCCATTCCTTCTTCAACATCACCTTCTGCCTGAGGTACTGGTTCTGTAACTTCTCCAGCATGCTGAGCTACACCCGCACCACCACGCTGACGGCGGCGGCGGCGGCTGCTTTTAGATTTACGACTCTTTCTTCTTGTGCGTCTTGCCATTATACATTAACATTATATATTATTTTTTATAAAAATAGACTATACCTAAAGTTATTAATAACGCGCTCGCGAATTGAATATATCTTTTTTTTGTTTTTATAATTTCTCTATTTCTTATTTCTTTTGGCTTATATTCATCATAATATTTCTCTAAACTATCATAAAAATCTTCTACAGGTTTATCTAATTGTTCATTTATTTTATTAAATATAAAATGAACCCATTTCATAAATGACATTCTTGAACTTAAATATGGTGTCACCGGATATTTATCTAATAACTCTAAAAAATTTTTTCCAATTGGTTCTAAAGGAAAAAATACTGGTAAATTTTGAATAAAATCATAATATTTCTTTCGAGACACTTCATTAGGTCTCGCTGGATATGTTATCGCTATTGTTTGTAAAGTAAATTTTAAATGAGGTAGCCACACATTATAATTTAAACCCATTAATTGTAAATGATATAAAAAGATAGCGAATTAAACATATAATATAATGAATAAAACGTATAATCATTTTTGTAATAATTGTGGAAAAACTGGTCATTCATATAATCAATGCTCTAAACCTATTACAAGTTTAGGAGTTATTACATTCAATAAAAATATTCATTCTCTTAAATATCTACTTATTTGTAGAAAAGACAGTTTAGGATATGTCGAATTTATTAGAGGAAAATATCCTTTATATAACAAAGACTATATACAAAATATTATTAATGAAATGACAATTAAAGAAAAAAATAATTTATTAACTAAAGATTTTAAACAATTATGGCAAGAATTATGGGGAGATTATTATGGTGTTCAATACAGAACTGAAGAAAAATCTTCATTAGATAAATTTAATCAAATTAAAGAAGGCATACATTTATTTGATGATACTTTCTTTAATCTTCAATCTCTTATTCAAAGTAGCACTACTAATTGGATTGAACCTGAATGGGGATTTCCAAAGGGTAGAAGAAATTTTCAAGAAAATGATTTACAATGTGCCATTAGAGAATTCACTGAGGAAACTGGATTCCCTAAAAATAAAATATCTGTTATTAAAAATTTAATACCACTTGATGAAATTTTTACCGGTTCCAATTTTAAATCTTATAAACACAGATATTTTTTAGCATATTCCAAATATAAAGAACAAAATAAATTTCAAAAAAGTGAAGTTAGTAAATTAAAATGGATGACTTTAGATGATGCCGTTAAAGCTATAAGACCATATAATTTAGAACGAATTGATTTATTAAAAAATATTGATAAAGTTCTACACAAATATAGTTTAATCTCATCATAATATATTAATATGGAGTATTATGAATTTAATGGAGGAGCTAAACAAATTATTAATATTGATGGTGTAAATACTGATAAATGGGATAAAAATCAAGTTATAATTGCAGGTGAAAAAATAAAAATGAAAGATGGAGCAAGAGCTATGGTATATCATACAACTGGTAAAACAGGCGACGGTTCTTATACAGGTGAAAACCTAAGAATTATAATAAAAGACGAAGAAAAATGGAACAAAGAAGATGTTAAAATATTCAACTATTTATATAAAAAATATAAGGGTCTTGTTAGAAGCAAAAAAATTAGAACAATCCCCAGAGAAAAAATATTAAGAGAAATGGAGGAAACACCTTCACAAAAAAAGGATGAATCTGCGCCTGAAGCAAAATTAGATAAAGTTGTAAAACCTAAAAAAATTAAAAAAAAAATTAAAAAAAAACCTGAACCAGAACCTGAACCTGAACCTGAACCTGAACCTGAACCTGAACCTGAACCAGAACCAGAACCAGAACCAGAACCTGAACCAGAACCAGACCTGCCTCTTATAGAAAATCGCATAGTCCCTCCT